CTCCACATAGTCTATACTATATAGAGTAATAAGTCGTACACAACGTACATATCGCACACACCAAATACAGGAGAATCATCATGGGTTTTAGCGATCTTAAGAAGAAGTCCCGCGACATCGGCGCACTGACTGCCGCAGCGGACAAGATTAACAAGAAGTCAGAGAGTTACAAGGACGATCGTTTCTGGCGTCCCGAACTGGACAAGTCTAGCAACGGGTTTGCCGTTGTTCGTTTCCTTCCCCCAGTGGACGGAGAAGACATTCCGTGGGCGCGTCTGTTCACTCACGGTTTCCAAGGCCCCGGTGGTTGGTACATCGAGAACTCTCGAACCACTATCGGCGACAAGGATCCAGTCTCGGAGATGAACTCCGAACTCTGGAACAGTGGTCTTGAGAGTGACAAGGATATTGCTCGTCAGCGTAAGCGACGACTGTCCTACATCTCAAACATTCTGGTCGTTAGCGATCCTGCTAACCCACAGAATGAAGGTAAGGTTTTCCTGTACAAGTATGGGAAGAAGATCTTTGACAAGATCAACGAAGCAATGCAACCGGAGTTTGAGGATGAAGAACCAATCAATCCTTTCGACTTCTGGAAGGGTGCGAACTTTAAGTTGAAGGTTCGTAAGGTTGCTGGATTTATCAACTATGATAAGTCCGAGTTTGATGGAGTCTCTGCCGTCCATGACGGTGAAGACGACGCACTTGAGACGCTGTGGAAGCAGCAGTATGCTCTCAAGGAGTTCACTGATGCATCTAACTTCAAGTCATATGATGAACTGAAGAAGAAGTTGGATCATGTTCTCAACACTACGAAGTCAACTGCTACGGCAGAAGATTTCAAGGGAACTTTCTCGGAGACTGACAGTTCTACATCATCTGGGGTCCAGTCCACTGAGTCTAGTGATTCAGATAATGATTCTGGTGAGGAAGAGAATGCACTGTCTTACTTCGAGAAGTTGGCGAGCGAAGATTGATTATGATTTGATCTAAACTCAACGCCAAACGAGAGAGGGTGTCTTCGGACACCCTCTTTCCTATTACCCCGCGTGTTGCATTTCTTTCAGGGACGCCGGACTGTCAACCATGTGTCCAGACTCTACATTCGTTGTGTTGTTGATAACCTTAGAATTGTTTACGGCAGTTACTTCTGCTGCTGGATCCTGTGTTGGTTGAATTGCATCTAAACGGCCTGCAAGATTAGCAGAAGTAGACATGTCTCTCGCCTTACCTACATTTCGAGTAGGTTCAGTCATCTTCCCGACAACCATTCCACCGACTCCAAGGGCCCCACTCTGCGCCACTTCATTTATTGCAAAATCCATGAAACTGCTTCTTTCGCCCTGCATCTCTTCTGCTGACTTGTTCAGGTTGTCGAACAATGCTCCTTCACCTTTGATCAACCCCTGACGACGCAGTTCTTTTCTTGTCATTCCAATGTGAAGGCCCTTTGCCTTTGCTTGGTTTGTTTTCGCTAAGGCGATTGCAGAGTCAATGTCTATTTCTTCGGTGAATAGATCACTCACTGCTGTTGGACTGAACAGACCAAGACCATCTCGTACTGTCGTTGCAGTACCTTTACCACTTGCTTTTACTGCTTCCAGTCTTTGGACTTCGTTATTGAAATATTCTGTATCAGTGAATGATTCAGCATCCGTTGCATTCATTGGTGAATCTATAGACATCTGTTCTGGACTTAATTTATTACCTTCGAAGTCTGCCATCGATTGTTGATCTTCGAGATCCCTTGCAGACATGGTCATCGTGCCTTCGGTTGTGTTCAATTCTCTTGATTGAACAAGCATTGCATCGGCGGCATCGACACCTAGATTCTTGAATGTTCCTTGTCCCGGTAGGAAGAGATCAACCTTGTCACCACTTTCTCTTGCAGCATCTACCTTTGCTTGCTGCATTTCTAGAATTGTCCCGACACTATTGTCTTTGATGGCATCTTTATCTCTGAAGTCTTTGATGGCATCTTTACCCATTTTTGCTGATTGTTCTTCTAATTCTCTGATCTCATCTTCGGTAGACTGACCCTCAAGTATTTTTTTGACGATGAGTGAAATCCCCGCGATTCCTGCGGCCACGGCCAAAATTGGTGCGGCGAACGGAGCAATTGCTGTGATGATTCCACCAATAGCACTGACAATTCCCATGATGATAAACCTTGCAGCACCCATGAACGACTTGCCCATCCTAGCAAAACCTGCTTTACTTGCTGCTACAGTTTTCTTGGTGCCACTAGTAATTGCTCTACCGATTATCTTAGATTGTACTCGGGCAAAACGCACCATTTTATTTCTGCTCTTTGATGATGCCATGTCACCACCCGAAGAGGCCTCGGTTTCTGGTGTGCTTGGGGTATCTTCTGTGTCTGGAGTCTTGTTTGCAAATCCAAACGGTGTGATGATCTTCGGCGGTGAATCCTTCTTGTTCTTGGGTGTGGATTTCATCGAATCCACTAGTTCGGAAACGCTATTTGCAATTCTCTCGACTGCATCTGCAATTCGATCACTTGTACCGAATACGGAGTCTGAACTTTTTGATGTCATCGCCTTTACAACTTTTTTCTCTGGAGTATTACCCCTACTCTCGATCTCTTCCTTGATTTGTTTCTTCTGTTCTCTGTTCGATCTAGCGGTGCGAATGGCCTTACCGATTCCGCCTACAGCAGGTGCAATTCCTAATGTTCCAAAATTCACCGCTGTCCTAGCGATCTTTTTGGTTCGATCTGCAACTTTGGTTGCGGTGGGACCCAACATGCTGCCTGCAAGAACACCAGTGGCATATGAACTACCTACGTTCTGTGCCGTCGATTCCTGTCTAACCATTTGACGTATTGATGCACTTTGCTTCTGATCCTTGTGCATCGATTTTAGTTGTGTTACTACGTCTTTTAGTGTTGCTGCCTGGGCCACTCTAGTATCCTCTTGTTTGTTCTTTCTCTTGTTCCTTTATTAAAGCAACAAGTAGTTGTATGTAAATCTCTCGTTCAAACGGAAACATGTTTTCTAACTCTGCCAATGAGTATTTATGGTGATGCATTAATTGAAAATTAGTTTTGTAGTAATTTTCAAGTGATTCATGGCAGAGCATTAGACGAAAAAACCGTCTACACCTTCAATCTTAAATTCGTTTTCCTTTTTGCAGTTAGGACATATAAATTTTACTGGAATCTTCACCCTTGGTTTTGATTTGATGAACTCTAGGATTTGTGTAAAGGTATCACTTTCGAGGTTGTTAACAAACTCTTCAATTTCTTCTTTCTGATAGTCTGTTGCGTCGAAAACTTCATCATCCGAATAGATCTTATCAATCGAAGAACAAACAGAATCAAATACCATATCAACCTGATCCTGCATGGTGCTGTTTCTCAGTTCATCTGCAAACGAAGGGAATTTAAGATCAATGATTATTGATTTATTTACTTTGATCCGATTATCTTTTTTCATGCTGTCGTCTATTACGAGATCATCTGTTTTTATGTTAACAGAACAACTGCTTTCGCAATGAATACACTGCAACTCTGGTTTCATCGTTTCACCAACAGACGATGCTCGTAGTTTGATCAATGCATATTCAGAATCGATGGACGTTGATTTAAAAATATCCAACTTTCCGTCTGTGCAAGAAAGAACTATATCATGAACTGCTTGGTAAATCGTATTCACATCACCAGATTCTGATGCAAGAAGCAAAACTTTCTCTTCCTTTACTCGAAAGGGTCTGTAATTGATCTTTCTTTTAGAATCTGGAAGTGTAAAACTATATGTGGGTGTCTCTACTGTTGGTAATGGCATATTGTATTGTTCCTTTCACTTTATGCAAGTCCGAAATCACCACCGGGTATCTGGAAATCCACGCCGCGTAATGGACCGACTTCTCTCCCGATATCTGCTTCATTAGGTTGTTCTCTTCCAACCTGTCGTCTGTCAAATTGTCTTAGTATTGCTTGGTTTTGTAGATCATCATTATTTCCAACAGGAATTGGAATGATTATCCAATCTCGATATGCAAATGTGACACTGAACGTGGCAATCTCATTTGCCTTTGCAAATCCGAGTGGGATACTGTCCATTGATTTTGGATATACCTCACGAACCTCGCATCTGTATAGCACGTTGCTTGATTTGTAGGTAGATACACCGGGAACGGCGTCTACATCTATTCCCTTGTCTAGTGCATCAATGTATAAGTTGCAAACGTAGTCATCGTAGTATTGCACATCATATCGAGTCCTTGGTGAAGAGATAAAATCCATCCACTCATCGATATATTTTGTCTCGGCAAAGTCACGACTTACCCGGAACGTCATTGTTAATTCACCGTTGAATTCTGCATCAATAACAGGTCTTCTTACTGGTCCATATGTCCGAACATCTGCTGTTCTAAAGTTTTTGCCGGGGAATGATATGTCGATACACTGGAACGTCAGCATATCTTGTGCTTCTCTACTTATGATTTGTTTATCAAAGGAGACATCATATCTTGATGGTGAGTATAATCCTGTACTGTTTATTTTCTGGAAGAAATCCTGAATTGATTTTGATTGATTGAATGCACTTTTGCTGATTTGATTCCGATTAGACATTTCCTTTTCAGATCTTTTCAACATCTCAATAACAACATCTTCCGAAGAAGAACCAGTGGTGGAGTCGATTGGACTTACAGGAAGTGCGTGGTTTAATTGTTTTGCTTCTGATCTAGCAGACATCAGATTTCTCCTCTTCGTTGTGCGATTGTTCTTCTACTGTCGGTCCAAACATTATACTTCGACGTTTTCTTAAATCTCTCCAGAGGAAGTTGTATTGCAATTGGCCAATCCTCTGCTGGTATCTTCAACATTCTGGAGTTGATTCTCTTCATAGAATAAACTCTATAACATGGTCTAAAGTATTTATACCGATTCGATGCCTTTAATATACTAATATCAAGTTTACCCAGGCGTGCTTCTGTTCCGATACCAGTTCTGAGTTGTTGTAGGTTCATGAAAAATATAGTCCTGATTTTGGGTGGCAGATAGTGCAGATTTAGTCCATGTAACTTACCCGGTTCAACCTTTACCAAATAAATCAGAGGGAAAGTATCATAGAATTCTAGTTTTGATCTGGTTCTGGGTTCGTAGTTGAACATGAACATCTCACCGGGACGCTTGAAACCTGATGTAGATATGAGACGCTTTTCATCTCGAAGGAATCTCTCTTCCACTGATAGATCTGCATCCTCATATAATTGACTGATTGCAAGTTCCATCCACTTCAATGCTGCTTCGCCATCGGTTGGTGCGTTTACAGCGTCACGAACTTCTTTAATCGCATCGAATACGTTCAGTTTTAGATCAGTGTAGTCTAATTTAGAAATTCCTTTGATTAGATCTCGTTGATTTATTTTTTCTTCTACTTCTTTTTCTGACTTTGGTCTAGTGAACTCTGCGGCCTCATACAGCATTCTGTTTTTTGGTGCAGGAACATCGGGTTCGGATCTGAGTGCAGAACTTATTTCTCTAAGGTCTTTTGCAATAGATTTGAACATCTCCGATCTTCGATTTTTTCTATTTTCGCTCACTTAAACAATACCTCTTCTGTTAGGATTTTAAATTTCCATCCGCGATTTTCTGCATAATCCATCGCGTACTTCCATTTAGCAGAATTCACACCCCATCGCTTCACCTCATTGATGTATGATCTAGAGACTCGCTTCTTCTTCTCTGGGGGTTTGCATTGTTTTTTTGGTTTGATCTCAATCAATGTGGTTTCTTTGTGACCATTTCTATTGATTGAAGTCACTATAAAATCTACATAGTAACGGTGTAATTTATTATCGACAGGGGATTTATATGGGACAACCACAGTCTCAGATCCCCATGACAAGATAGACTTGTTCTTATCACAGTAAACCATGAACCTTCGTTCCCAGAGACTTCTATACACAATTTTGGTGGGATCACCGTCGTATTTCTCTGGATACTTTGGTTTATACTTTCCTTTGTATGCCATATATAGTATGTAGTAGAACCATAGGAGAAAAATTGCATGACCGCATTCGACGGACAACAAGATAACGGGATGGTTTCCAATATTATAGAGGGAGCAAAGGATATCTCCCAAAACAGGAATTCTTTCTATAGTAATCAAAATGCTGTTGAAATTTATACTGGTGATTATGAGGCAAATCGGTTAGATCCTTCTCGTAGATATGAAAATGAGTTGAACAAGGCCGAAGGTCCGCTTGCAAATTTATACAAGACGACAAATAACCCATCAAACTCATCTGTTTTTGCTTTCCCTATTGATCTTGCGACGAGTCCCGATGCAGATACTACACACTTCATGCAGTTCAACATGTATGAAACACAGAGTGCCCAATTACGAAATGCTGATAGACTCAGTACACTCCTTAAAGAAAATCCACTAAATGAAGAGGACAATTCATGGAAGGATCGCGTTGCTCAGATGAGCGATGAGGATATAGCAAATATGGGGTTGACACCAATTGGGTATCAACCAACCCGCAGCAAAGAGGTCCCGGGCGATCCCATCTATAGACAGAGAGCAATTACGAATCGAAATGCAGGAACTGGTGCAAATACGACAGGTGTCATAACAGAACGAATTGATACTGTGCAGTCAGTTAGACTTTCGAGTGATGAAATAATTCAACAAAGAGTTGATTTTATGGGCAATCAAAACTACAGAGGTGGGGTAAACAAACGAGTACGAACTCCAAACCCAACCAGAACTCTGCGACAGAAGAAGTATAAGTCAAAAGATACTTGCTTCCTTTACATGCCACACAAAATCAATAATCTTTCTTTGCAGAGTTATGATACACCCAGTTTATTGTTTGCCTCTATTTTGGGACAATCAACAACTGCTCTTGCGGCCGCAGGAAAAGCATTGATGTCTGGTAACTTCGGAGATGCGGGCAAAGAGGCCATGAATATGATTCAAGCAGCAGGCCCAATAGCGATGAGAAAAGCAATCGGTGCGTTAGACAGTGTTGCTAGTGTCATCGGAATGGACACAGAGTTAGAGTCCGCAGCGACCCAACTTCTTGGTAAAGCGATCAACCCGAGAAAAGAACTTGTATACAACTCACCCGAACTCAGAACATTCGAGTTTTCTTATGAGTTTTATCCTAGAAACCTGAAAGAATCACAGATGGTAGAAGCAATCATTAAGATGTTCCGCTTCCATTCTGCACCAGCATTAGCAACTGGCGGAAACTTCCTTGTGCCACCATCCATATTCGCAATAAAATTCTATAAGAGAAACATGAACAGCGTTGTGGAAAATCCGTTTCTCCTAAAAATGCGTGATTGTGCATTAACAGAAGTCAACGTAGATTTCACGCCGAACGGGAACTTCAGTGCTTTCGGTAGTGGTGCGCCAGTCGCAACAACCATGTCTCTGACATTCAAAGAACTCGACATCAATGTTAAGGATGACATCTTGGAGGGTTATTGATGGCATTTTTTAGTAAGTTTCCCCTAACAAGGTATCCGTTCCTTCAAAATTCGGAAGTAAAGCAAAAGGCCGTTGTCAATATCATGAAACGTATTGGGTTTTCTCCTGAGTTAAAGGATCAAACCGAAATGTTTATTGAGTATACAGTACAGGACGGTGATACTCCCGAGATCATAGCAGATAAATTATATGGCAACCCAGAATTTCACTGGTTGGTTCTCCTCTTCAATGATATAATTCATCCGTACTATGATTGGACTCTCGATAACTTGACGTTCGAAAACTGGATAGAGAAGACATACCCCGGAATTTCTCTTTTCCTTTCTGGTGGTGGTTCTGGTGGAACAGGGGGCGATGGTGATGGAGTTGATGTCAAGAATATGTTCACTGGAAAGTTTATTAAGAACGAAACGATCTATCACACAGACGGAGAAACAAACAAAGAAGGTGCGTATTTCAGTCTAGATGGAGAAGCACTTGTCCACTCTTGGGATCCTGATCTCAGTAAACTAACTCTGAAGTATTACACACGAACATTCCAAGAGGGTGATAGAATTGCAACTGGCGCCACGGCGGGAAGTAGGAAAATCGCAACAGTTCAGCGAGTTACAACTACACCGAGTGCAGTTCACCATTTTGATGGTAGAAGTGGAATTACCGGGGATTTCGAATATCTAAATCCCCTCGCTGAAGTAAACAATGAAACGGCAGTATTGGGAAGCACCGGCGGAGTTGTTGAAAGCATAGTAAAATTTTATGCGACGAATCTTGGTGCTTATATGGGAATATGTGGCGACAACTCAAACAACAATGTAATCACGATACAAAATTACGAAGAAGAGTTGAATGATGACAAGAAAAATATAAAACTCCTTCATCCAAAATACTTAAACACAATTGATACATCATTGGATAATTTATTAAATGCCTGATTATGAGTCCAAACACAGAGCAGAATTTGTAAAACCAAAAGACCTGACTAGATGGACTGGGTTTGGTGATTATGCCATGGAAGAACTTGTTCTCTTTGGTCCAAATAAACTTGCTATCGACATAGTGAACCAAACAGGTCTTATCAATCTCGTAGTATCAGAGAGTCTATACCAAAACTTCATGTACGGCGAAGTGAAGTTTCTGGACTTTGCCAATTTAACTGATAGACTAGAATTGAACGGACAGGATTACATACAAATTTCCTTTACTACTCCGGGGATGTCGGGTATAATGGTAAAGAAGAAATTTTACGTTACAAACTATAATCAATTGCAATTGGCATATACTGGTAAAGGTAAAGAAGTTACATTGGGTTTCATATCAGAAGATGCATATCTTTCGATGCAGAGTAAAGTTCAAGGATCGTACAAGGGAACTATATCTGAGATTGTTAGCAAAATTGCAGAGTCTAAATTATCAAATCCACTTGTCACTACACAACCCACTACGAATACACATTCATTCATCATTCCAAATTGGGGAACATATAAAACTATGAATTGGTTGGCGAAAAGGGCGGTGTCGTCATCAAATATAGAAGATTGCAGTTTCCTGTTATATGAAAATATGGATGGATACCACTTTCGAAGTTTACACGAGTTGGCATCGGGTAGTCCACTTGTCGAGTATAATTACAACCAATCAAATCTTCCTGTAGATATTTCTACCGATGAAGGGTTGGTAAAGAAATTTTGTCAGATAGAAGACTTGAGGTTTAACAGACATTTTGATAAAGTGAAAGAAATTGATAATGGTGTTTATGCTAGTGAGATTGTTTCGTTGGATTTGGTGACTAAAGAATATTCTTCGCGGCAGTTCGATTACCTCGAACATTTCGATAAAACTGATTCAGTAGAAACCCACCCACTCATTGCGAGGGATTCTAACTTGAATGTGAATAAAAACGTACAGTCCAATTTTAACTTCGTTGGTACTAGTTCGTTATCTCAAGATGGGATTGATGATAATTTTCGGTATTCCGATTTTACTCTAAAGAGAAGATCATCAATTTTAAGGGCAAGATCGTCTTCCCTTTCCATCATTGTTTCGGGTGACTCAAATAGGAGAGTTGGCGATGTGGTAAGTTTGGATGTTCCAAAATTGGAACCTATAGAAGATGGATCATTAGATCCAAAGGATAGAATGTTGTCCGGTAGATATCTCGTAACTAGTCTTCAGCATGTGATAAATAAAGAAAAAGGTTACACAACAAGACTAGAATTGTCACGGGATTCGCTACCATTTGAATTTATGAATGCAGGAGATTAAAATGTTAAATTTCAATGAGAAGCAAGAGTTTGATTCTTTCGAGGAACGATTTAAGGCGTGGGAACGAAAGAAGGATTATAGCAACGAAGAGTTACAGGAATGGAAGCAGTGGGCGGAGAAATGGGCCGCCCGAAATTGGCAATCACCAGTTAGCGAGTAATAATGGAAACATTTTTTGGAAAACAGGGATTCGTTTGGTGGCAAGGTGTTGTAGAGGATATTGGTGATCCTTTAAAACTCGGTAGATGTCGCGTGCGTATTTTTGGTTTCCATGTTCCAGATAAAAACAAAATCAAGACCGAAGATTTACCGTGGGCATACCCGGTACAACCCATCACTAGTGCTGCTTTATGTGGCATAGGTGAGTCCCCCACTGGGTTGTTACCGGGATCCCACGTTTTCGGTTTCTTCCGTGACGGCGATGACGCCCAGCAACCTATCATGTTGGGTTCGATTCCCGGAATACCACAAAATCCATCAAATCCAAATGAAGGATTTAGTGATCCGAGTGGTATCCTTCCATTCGAAACGTCGAAGCACGGACACTCTCAGGTTGGAGAGCAGGACGTAAGTAGACTTGCAAGAAATGAGAACGTAAACGATACTGCGATTGGTAAGAAGGCGCAAGACACTTATTATCAAGGTGTTCCGACTGCGAATAGTTCTGGTGGCAATTGGAACGAACCACAATCACCATACTTCGCAATCTATCCGTTCAATCATGTCAAGGAAACTCTATCAGGACACATCCAAGAATTCGATGACACTCCCGGCGCAGAGAGAATCCACACCTACCACAAATCAGGAACCTTCAATGAGATCCACCCAGAAGGCACAGAAGTGCATAAGGTTGTTTCTGATAAGTACGAACTGATTGCGGGAGATGAATATGTTCATGTTCAAGGAAACGTAAACCTAATCGTTGGTGGTAAAGGTGAAGGTGAAAAGGACAGCAACATCACCATACTCGTTCGCGGAAACGCAGGACTTGAAGTGGGTGGAAACGTCTTCGGTAACATCAAGGGAGACGCAACTCTTCAGATAGAAAAGAGTCTAAATGCAGAAGTCAAGAGCAACATGACTATCGGCGTAAAGGGTTCTACTGTGATAAATACTGCTGGTGACACCGAGATAACATCGAAGGGTAAACTTAAACTCTCCGGTGATGCAGGTGTGGAACTGACATCATCAATGGGCGAAGTAAACATGAACTCGGCAACTGCATCTGTAAATATTACAGCAGCAACGACGGCAATGTTCCAGACGATCAGTGGTGGTATTGAAATTATGGCGCAGGGCGCTGCTTCAACGGGGAAGTGGGACGCAAGTGGAATTAAATTTAACGCAGCATCGATTGATCTAAACTAATGCCAGCAGACAGACCAAATACAATTACAATACACTTAAACTCCAACGATTCTGAGTGGTTTCCTGAAGGATCGGCGGGTTGGGACACTCGCTTTGGTGTGGGATGTGAAGACAATACAAGACAAGATTCTGTTCCACTTGTTGGTGAACTAGGAGAATTGCCATGGTCTCCTCGCACAACTGGTCCACCCAATAATTTTATTCAACCGATTACACAGATGACTGGTGTTCGTTTTGAACCACTTGACGGAAACAATATTCCAAACTTCCTAGTACCATTCTATGATTGGGGTGTTCGTGCTGCTTGGTTCGGAAAGGCCCAGCAGGAAGATCGCCTCTCGTTCGGGGATTACTTTGAACTGTTATTTGATACTCCAGAAGCAAGACAATCTTTCATTGAGGTTTTTGGAACTGACGTAAAAATGACAAGGACAGGAAAGGATTCTACAGATCCCGACAATCCAATCATCATCTTCGAGGAGAGACAATATACAATCAATCGATCCGACTCTCAAATGGAAAGTAATACTACTACATGGGGAGAACAGACTTTTTACATGTTGTCTTGGAAGGATGCTCCCGCCGAGATCGAGACGAATCCACCAACACCGACTATTATTTCAGATACAGTTGATCTTCGACTTGTTCCACAAGTATCAACAATCATTGATATTGAATTTATAAATGCGACTGACGTTATTGATATCATGGGAACATGTGATACCCAAAACATAAATCCATGTGATCCAGTTGCTCCACCAGAATGTAATAATGACGGAGATTGTACTTCATGTAATTCTAAATGTATCTCAGGGACTTGTATATGTGAAGACTGCCCTTGTAACAGTGTGTGTCTTGATGTGGATATGGCGGGGGTCCCCAGTCAAACCATTGGAGTACGAGAACTTATTGACGGTGATCAAGAAAATTGTGTAGATTGTGTCCATCCAGTGTTCGGGTCCGTCTTCTGTAATTGTCTGGCGGCGATCGATGGTGGTATATGCCGACTGGCAAGGGATCAAGAGGATGGGACTAATTGTGATTGCAAGGTAGGTCATGTTTGTTGTGAAAACTTTATTAACGGAGTTAGTGACTCCTTTAACTGCTGCAATGCACAGGAATTCGGTGCCAACGGGCCAGGGAACATAGTACAAAGGTGTATTGATGGATTTGGTTGTGCCCAATCTGCTTGTGAGGTGGATGCAGATTGTGGCAATGAATGCACAGAATGCAGTCTAAACGAAAATGGTGTGGGTACATGCACACCGAAAGACAACGAAACTTCATGTGGAACTGATGGGTTAAATTGCACATGGTGTCAAAATGGGGAGTGTGTAGACAACCCCACAACTGATAACTGTAATTGTCCCGGACAGGAATGTGATCCCGGATTTGACTGTTGTCCCGGTGGGTTCTGCTGTCCTTCAGAATTCGGATGTGGTGAGGGTAGTGGTTGTGATCAGTGTGATTCAGACGGCGATTGTCCACCGTGTGAAGAATGTAGTCAAATACCAGGCGGAAATAGGTGTACGGTAACTGACTGTGATCCTTGTTTTACCCGCGAAGAACCTGATTGTGAATGTAACATTCCGGTTTGCCGAAACTGTGAAGAGTGTACCAGTTCTGGGGATAATCATTTTTGCGTTGAAAATTGTCCAGTATGTTCTAGTTGTGATGGAGATGGTAATTGTTCAGATCCACCTTTTTGTCCGACCGGAACAACGCTAAACCCATCCACATGTCTATGTGATGATAACTGTGAGGATTGTCAAATCTGGAATGGTTTAGTGTGTGAGACTGACGAAACTATATGTGGTTGTTGTGATACTTGTCTTCCAATCCCCGGAACTGTGTTTTCTGAATGTACATCTTCCAACAATAATAACTGCCCTAACGGACAATTTTGTGTAGATTGTCAATGTCAAGATCCCGGATGTCCGGTTGCTTGTACTGGTTGTCTGGTGTGTGATCTTTCACAAGGAACTGGAGTCGGGTTTTGTAATACACCCCAGAACATGGGATTACCAGATCCATGTAATGGTACATGTCAAGAGTGTGAATTCTTAGACTTTCTTAATGGTATTGGTCAATGTGGGAACTCGACTTGTGACGGAGACTGTTGTGATGATGGATCGTGTTGCTCGGCAGGAAACAAGTGCTGTGATGACTTTACCGACAACTCAATTTATTGTTGCGTCGAGGACGAAGTATGTTGTGGAGATGGAACCTGTTGTCCGAACGGACAAATATGCTGCGAAGGAAGTTGCTGTGATCCTGACGCATGTGAAAGTTGTGTACCGGGAGTTGGTTGTGTAGAATGTGCTGACACTCCGTGTGGTAGTTGTGTGGGTGGATCCTGTGTGGGTGGATGTCCGGACTGTAAATTCTGTCAGGGTGGAGATTGCGTACCGGATCCGACTAGATTATGTGATCCGACTTGTCCATTCAACTGGTGTGACGAAAATAATTGTACACCTGCCCCATCGTGTGAGTCGGAGTGTCAATGTTCGGGACAGAGTAATGAACCATGCACATGCTTTCAAGGCGCACCGCTCTTCGCGTTGATGGATTGTATCTGTGGTGAGGATCCACCAGAGGAAACACCCGGTGCATGTTGTTCACCGTTTGGTGTGTGTTCCCAAAGGACACCAGAGGATTGTGCCCGGATCGGGCACACCTTCAGAGGCGGCCGATGTAACCCCAATCCTTGTTCTCTCCCCGGTAGTGGTTGATCATTGATTTTACTAAATAGATGTGTACGATATTAAGAAAATTTAAACGAGGAAACCATGGCCAGTATAAATCAAAACTACGCAAATCTGTTGACACTTAGATTTTATAATGCCCTGTATGCACCTCCAGTAGTCAAACCTTCTGAATTACCGAATCTATCTGTATTTTCAAAGAAATCTGCGACAAAAGGACCGGTTAGTTGTTCTGGTAAATGTTTACAAACTAAATTGTCTAAGATTGACATTACAATTAAATTTACGGAAGATTCGTTTGGTGACGAAACAACATCACTACAAGAATATAAAAGATGTCTCAATGCGGTTGTAACTTCTACTATTAATGAAGAAGAAACTAGCGAGTGTTTTACTGCTGCTGACTATGCATCCGCGTTAGATCGATACGGGTTAGGAGATGGAAATCCTTATCGTGCGTTTGCACTTGTTCCTTCTACTAATTCGACTGATTCAGTTACCTTGTCGGGAGAATCATTTATTATTCGTGATGCAGGATCGTGTGACTATTGTCTTCACGCAAATAAATTATGCACATCAACAAAGAATAGATCCTATACCCAAACACATAAAGTGTGTCAAAATAGAATCGGAAAAATATCGTCATCTCCTGGTCCAAATTTTCCAAATGTTTCCCCGGAAATTCAGGAGTTTCGGTCCGGTGGATATGACACATCTTGGATTTTTAGGGAGGCCCTCCTTGGGTTTGTAAACTCTGGTGGTTTACAATTTGAAACTAATTGTGGATGCGAAGAAACACCTCCAACTAAACCTGTAGGTAACGTAAGTTCATTAGAATCTTCAATGACAAACACCCTTTCTGGAAGAACAACCATATCTACTCAGGGTACACAACCATCACGATCCGTTTCTACAAGATCGACTTCGGGTGGTGGATCATACTGAGAATGGTGGTGAACTATGTCCGATGAATTAAATGACTACCAACGAGCGACAGATCCGGATGTTGATAACGAAGAAGATCTGTATCAAGATACTCAGGAAGATGCACCGGAAAAATCTATCGAAGACAGACAGGGTAATATAGAATTACCGACTGGATCTGGTTTATCTATATCTAGCACTTCGATCGATGGGGGAAACGTAAATAATAAACCAAAGGGTGGTCCCCGGAAGTTTTCGAAAACTGAATCAATAGGTAAAAAGCAAACAGAGTCTTTTGATCTCAAGTCGTTCGCTGTTGATATACCCGAAGATTCCCGACCAGTTATAACTCAAGAAGATGCAGAAGTCCCACTCAGATCTGGTGCAACCGGATCTCGGGGCCCAGCAGGTTCACAGGGTCCTCGCGGCCCACAAGGTAGACAGGGTGAAATGGGACCGTGTTGTACTGGACCAGATCTTAATGTAGATGACACGGGACTTACCTTATATGGGTTGACGTTAGGTATAGATCCAGACGCGATCGTTGCAGTTGCCGGAATTTCTGTTGGTTCGATCACTGCTGATATATTACATGTCGCAGATCAAATAAAATTTCCTAATGGTATGACTGCTGCGTCCGTCGTTACTACGGTGAATGGCGTATCTGGTGATGTTACACTAACCGATCTCGTTGGTGTCGCTACATTCAATGGTGCTGCTGGAGATGTCCAAGGTGTATCAACTGTCAACGGAGCAACGGGTGATGTTACACTTACTGATCTTGTTGGTGTCGCTACATTCAACGGAGCAACAGGCGGAATAACAAGTAGCAACCTTATCCTACACGTTGCAGGACTTTCATCAGACGGCGGTATTACTGTCGGTAGTGACATACAATTTGGTGGTAATCATAGTATTTTAAATTCGTCTGGTGATTCTATTTTTAAGGCAGATGTCGGCACAAACGTAAGGATTGGAGATTTGGACGGTGTAGGAAATAGTAACACTATTTTTGTTAGAGATAGCCATGATGTAATTACATTGAACAGCACCACCATCAGTACCAATGCGGATATCGTCTCTCTCAACGCGGCCACGGTGAAACTCCCGGATGAATTACAACACAGCGGTGATGAAGACACAAAACTTTCATTCCCGAGTGCAGATAATTTAGTTCTGATGGCGGGTGGTGTTACGTTCGCACACGGAACCGCGACTGGTCTTTATGCTCCAGCAGGATTATCTGCTGATGGTGGTGTAACATTCGGATCAATCAACTCCGCCGGCGCACTTCAGGTAGATGGTAACATACACACAGACGGAGGAATCTCAGCGGACGGTGGTATCAGTGGTGGGCATGTTCATTGTGCAACACTGACATCAGACGGCACCTCAACTGTGGGTGGAGTTATCATGAGTGGTGGTGTGATGGTAGGAACCGCAACCAACTCACTTGCATGTTCTGGTGCGGCCGCAACGGCGACGACTGCTGCTCAAGTGCAATTGCAAGGGAAAAGTGATGATAATGATTATAATATCATTTTTGCAGATCATGCTCAGGGGGCGGCAACAGCAAATCTTGCAGCAAAGGTAGACAGCGGCACTGGTGCTGATGGGTTGATCTACAATCCCGGCACCGATCTACTTTCGCTTGGTGGCATTTCTGCTGGTAGTGGTGTTACTTTAAACGCAGGACTTCACGTTACTGGTGGATCTACTTTCGGAAGTGCGATAAACTTCCAAGATAACCAACTCGAAAGACCCAAGTTCAAGGACTACGCAGAAACTGTAAATGCAATCGGAACAATCACTGGTAATACTGCGATTGATTTCTCTGCCGGTAATGTGCAGACTGTAACCGGAAACGGAAACTGTGAATTTAGTTTCACGAATCCACCAGCAACTGGCAATGCAGGAACCCTCACACTCCTGATCACAAACGGTGGTGCAAACACAACAACTTGGGCATCAGCAGTCAAGTGGCCCGGTAATGTTGCACCAACACTCACGGCATCCGGTATCGACATTCTATCGTTCGTCACAATAGACGCCGGATCAAACATCTATGGATTTGTAGGTGGAATTAACTTCTCATGATTGGTGCAAGTAGAGCAGCAAGCGGAAGAGCATATCAAGTATTGAGTACCACGAACATCACTTCGACAGGCACTCAAACATATACCATACCTTCCGGAGTTGTTTTCATCGAAGTCGAGATGTATGGTGGTGGAGGCGGCGGTGGAGTTGGGTCAGTCGCCGGTGGTAGAGGTGGATCGTCACACACCAACGGTCAAGGCGGTGGTGGTGGTGCATATGTCAAACACCAAATTCGAATAACAGATCTTCGTAAAGATGACACTTTAACTTTTACGGTAGGTGCAGGTGGTGCAAAGGGCGCAAATGCATCGTCTATGGGAAGTGATGGAGGAGACACACAACTCACTTTACACAAAAGAAGTAGTAGCACAATCACCACATTCAGTGATATCATAGCAGGTGGTGGTGAGGGTGGAAGAAGTGCAACTGCCTTCGGTGGTGGTCTTCGAGGTGAAGGCGGTGTTGCACAAAATGGAAATTTAGTAAACACGGACGGTGGAGATGCTACAAATAGAACTTTTGGTTCTGGTACTGCCATAGCAGGAACTGATGGTGGTGATGGTGCAAATCCCGATGGTGGTAATGGTGGTGGTGCTGGAACTGAAGGCGCACTTGGTTCTGCTGCTGCGGTAGGACAGGTTCCCGGTGGTGGTGGTGGAGGTGGTGCTTCAGAAAACAACACTGCGGCCAATGATGGTGGTGCTGGAAAAGTAATCGTAAAGGCGTTTGGTTGACGTATAAATAAACTGGAGGAGATATCATGCCAGGAATATCAAGAGTCGGAATGGACACGGCCGGAAATACAATCTTAACAGGAAACTCAAACGTCAAGGTGAACGGAATGCCTGTTGCACACATTGGGAGTTTGATTGCAAATCACTGCGGCGGAGATTGTCCTAACCAACACACTGCCCCCGTTATAGTGACGGGATCTGGTATGGTTAGAGTCGGCGGAATACCAGTATGTCGTGCAGGTGATGCCGCATCATGTGGACACTCAGCAACAGGTTCAGGAAATGTGAGGGCCGGATAATGCCATTAAGTCTAGAAGATTTCAACCCACTCGATCCACAGTGCGATCCCCAGACACAAGATCTTGGTCAAACTTCACTAGACATCATCAACGATGTGATGACTGGCAACGCCTTTCAGAACCCCGTTGGCACGATCGTCAACACAGCGAAGGCAGTTGCACAGGATAACGAACTGTCTATCACAAATATCTTAGATAACCAACCACCCGCCGGTGAGGCAGGTGGTCTACAACAGTCAACTATTGATGCACTACAGAGTATGAACAATTTGCTCGGTGAATTGAACGGACAACCCGGCGCACAAATCGGAAGTCCAAACGCAGGAATTCTCAACAACATCAAAGACGCAACGGACAGAATGTCTGGTGCTGTCAACACACTTGATGCCAATGCCTTCAACCAGAATAATATTGTGAGTCTGTCTGATACATTCAACAGCATGAAGGCAAACCTTCGACTTCCCGGACAGGATGTGATCGAAGATAACTTTGGACCAAACTTCAATTTAATTCTTGAAGACGGTGGACTTACACTGATGCAATCGGTCGGTGCGTCTAACAATATACTTCAACAAACAATTGGTTCATTCCTTGGTGGTGACATCCAAGAAAATGAACTTGTTCAACAAGTAACTGATCTCACACTTAACCTAACCGAAACAAAAAACAATGCGTTGGACAGTTACAACCAAACAGTTTCTAATCTCTCTAACATGAGAGACATGGTACAGAAGTATGGAACTGCAAACACTTTGATTGCGGCAGTACGATCGAATCCGTGTTGGACTGGTCAGTTAATGAAGGAGTTTGCAAATCCTGATCTTCAGGGTAAACTCGATGCACTACAGGCATTTGAGCAAGGAACGTCAATCCCGTCAGGAACATTCTCGATCCCAACTCCAGAGTTACCAGAAGCACCTCCGTTTGTTGCAGCAGGTGCAGATGCAATCAATCAAGCAAAGGAAAAGGCAAATGAACTCGCCGGAGAAGTAGGAAACGCTGTTAGATCAGTGCAGTCGGGCATCACGGAGTTTGCTCAGGGTGCAATAGATACTGTATCTGCTTCAGCAAAGAATGCGATTGCAGGTATTCAGGAATCGTTGGGTAGTGAGGGACTCCTCGCCATGTCAGCAAGTGAAGCATCCACAACAGAACAACGAGCATCAGAAGCACAAAACGTCATCGGAAGACTCGGATAATATGTCATCATTTTCTGCACCAAGATTATTTTTACCAAGATACGCCGATGGTGATATCTATGGGTTTAGTGTCTTACTAAACAATGAACCCGGAGGTCTAGACGACAATTTTCCAGTCTTCCCTCACTGGTCTGATGGACAAGATTCAAATGGTGGAGTAACTGCTGGACATAATACAAGAAACAATACTCGCGGACAAATAATTGGTGTTGGTGCTGTTGGTGGAAACAAGGACAGTGTAGACTCCAATGTTACTAAGTTGTCTTCACCACTCGAACTCCAAGATATCATGGATGCGAAAACTGAGACTGGTCTCAACAATGTGAAACAACCTACATTTTTCGAGTATGCTTGGTATGATCCCACGGAAAACGAGGAGGGGATCGAGGGGGTGCAGGGTTCAAACCTTTATACATTTTCTGCTGCATTCCATGAAGTTTATTATATTACTCCTACCGGAAAACTGCGGAATATGGGAACGCGGTATAACACAAAACCGGCAATCGCAAATGCATTTAGAAACATCGGTGGACTGGTCAGTTTAGGTTTAGATTGGCGAATGTTAGAATTGTGGGAAGAAAACCCAGACAACTTTGGATACAATCCAGACATCAATTTAAAGCACATATGTGTCGCCTCTGATGAGTGTATAATAACTCTAGACACCTTTGGTACGATCCGTATTGTTCAGGCAGGAACATCTGGTGTTGAGTTGACTTCGTTGATGGGTGAACTTGATTATCATCATATTGTGTACTTCAATAAAGAAGATCTAGAGGATAATTTTTGGATTGACGAAAATGGAAATACTGTTTCTGTACCCAATGTTGATTTTGTCCAATGTTGGGCATCTGGTGGAGGCACGACCGCACAAGGGATATGTGTATGGGGACTGAAACGAGATGGAACTCTATACTATCAGGACTTACACAATATGGTTTGGTTTGATCCAGACTATTGGAAACGCGATACGTTTAATGGTGGTTTTGACGCGAGCGGAACACTTGGTGGGGAAGATGTTCAACCGACCGTCAGAGAAAAGGGAAAATATAGAAGTGAACCATTTCGTATACAGAAACTGGAACCGCCTGAGGAAGAAGATGATCCGTCTGTACCCGGAACATGGTTGCCCAAAGGACCACTTGTAATCAATCCATATCATGGTGCAAAAATTACCGGAACTCTCCCACAGAACGATGAAAACGGCCATCCGTTGGTTCGAGATCTAAACAATTATCGTTCTGTAAGACAAACAAGAAGAGGAAGTACCGTACACCAAGATCAAATTGAAACATACTTTGATTTTTCTGTTAGTGCAATAAACGATCCAGTATACGGACCGAATTCAGTTCATCCGGGTTGGGTATACGAAGCAGGAAGGAACTCTCTGAATCAGATTCCAGTTAATAGCAATGGCAACAGATTCAAGGTTATTAGTTTGTTTGATGGGTATGGTCATGGTGGAGGATGTGTATGTGTTGATCCCGATGAACCAATTGGAGATCCAGTGGCACTCGGGCATCCAGATCAAATGGTAGAACCTGTGTTGTTGAATAGTTGGGTTCCGAATGTTCACAAACATATGTACGAACAACTCCATAAAATAAAAAGATATAGAGTTGTAAAAAATGGACTTGATTGGCAAACAATTTCAAATATATCAGAAACGCCCGATCCTGTTGGTTATGAATTCGATCAGGAATTGTTTGATTTACTTTACAAAGATAATACAACCGGAGCATATATCCCACCAAGAAGAATCTCTTCCTCAAGAAGAAACTTTACTATTATGTCTAATACTGGTATGGTTGCATCGTTTCAGGGTGGGGGTGGTGTAAACGAAACGGGCGATGCTCTTAATGGTCCAACTATTGCACCACTTGTAAATTATGAAATAGATCCTGATAACCCAGATCAAATTAAATTGATGTTGGATATAAATGGTAAGCAGTCTAGCGAGGAGTTTGGTAACTGGTTTTACAATTACGATCCCCCAATCGGTGAGAATTTCGGAGATCCGGTGATACTCGAAGAAAATAATATAAATGCTTATCTTCGGCATGGTGCTATACCACAGTGGGGTGTTAACATCTTTTCAGATGATGGAGCGGATCCTACACACGGTCCTCATGACATCAGCGGACCTAAACCAGAGAACAATGGTAGGTTTGGATTTGGAAATATGCCCAGACGACAGACTAATCAACGGGGTCCAATTGGATCCATTCCGGGGTTGTATGATAAACCATTTACAGATATGAGTGCCTTTGCAGGAAGGCCCGCATGGGCGATTCATTATTTTGCTTGGACAGAACACGTTGGTTATGAATATGAATCGAATTATTGGAATCAAGATTCGTTAGTATACATGTGGTCCGGGAAAGATATTGTTGGAGAAACCATATTTACAGATCCAAATTTCAAAAAAGGATCTTCTATTATACAGGTTTGGCACGCTGGCGAGGGTAGTCCGTTTGAACCATTCACAACAGATCCTGTCGTTTGGTGGTCGGGACAGGGAGACAATATCAATGCTGTATTCCAAAGCGGTATTGTTGATTCTTGTTCTTACTATGAATCCGAAATGTCTGCGGCAGTTATGCCTCCTTTGACCCTTCCCCTAATAGAAGAACGTGGTGGTGGGGATTTCGATCGACCACTCGATCCGGATCCACCATTCTCTTCGGAGGAACTGATAAATATAACGCAAGACACAGAATCCGGACCTGGATCCACTGAGGGTGGCGGAGGAAATCCGGAACCAGAATGTGGGGATTCTGCCGACGAAGGAACCGACGATCCCGATATAGACAAAGATGACGAGATAATACTTCCATGACATGGTTTAGAAATATTTTTGCAGATACACTATCATCCAACAACGGTGCATTGACTGTTGTAGATCTTGGGGCGAGTAACAGGATAACCTTTCGAGAAGTTCCAAATGCAATCGAATATACTTTGTTTGTCCGACCCATTGGTACTTCTCAGTGGATTCAAGTAGATCAACAGGATGGGACTGGTACGCTGAGTCCTTTTGTTGATGCTTTTGCATGGAGCAGTGAACGAGATCCGATTGACATCGAATACAAAGTAACGGTTACAAAGTCTATCCCGGTAATTGCAGATGGATACTATACTACTGGTGTTTCTGGGAAAGATGATCAGACAACAGACCCTGATCCTGCAAATAGAACTCCTGGCATGTATGAGAAGGTGTCATACTTTACTGGTGGAGATATAGACGTTAACGAAGAATTATCTTCTAGAAGTGACTGGAGTATCGAAAATTCATCTGGAAAATATGACGCAACTTTCTCAACTACTTTTGATGCTATAACTGTATTTAACGGCACGACTATAAATTGGCGTGATACTGATTCTTCTTCTATAATTGCTTTGAATGATGCAGACTTTACTCAACACTTGTTCTTGTTGAGAGAGAATTGGGTCAACTACATGGCAGATAACATTCGAACTAAGGTTGCTGATGGTAAACTGGTGATGAGTGAGATTGATTCGTACTGTTCAGATCCAGAAATTAAGCAAGCAGATAGAGCATTTGAATTTGGATTAGCGATTGCCGCATTGTATCAACATGGAAGTGATTCAAACCTATATACGCCAAATGATCCAGATCAACTCGACACGAATCCCTACTTTGATTTTGATATAAGCACAGGTAGAGCAACTGCAACATCTAAGGCAAATATATTTGCTAGTGTTTGGTGTGAAGGGATGTATTTCCGACTACTGCAAGAAGAATTTCAAGATCTAGAACTCGAAGGGAAATTTGTACACTATAATCTGCCATACAGGTTCCCTTCATCCTCACTAAATGCATTTAATAGTTCAGAAACCCTCGGTGAATTAAACCGCACACAAAGAACTCAGTTTTTACTGAACGTATTCAAAACAATGGCCGGTGATGGAATAAATGAGATCATAGGCCTTGAACATGAAATTCTTCAGTCTGTATATAACTTGTGTGGAACCTTTGTTGATTTTTATCCTCCACACTTCGCAGATGAAATTGATTCTTGGATGGCCTTGATAGATGCTATTGAAGCATTTGGAACTCCCGGAAAAAATACTATAATGGCGAGTGGGCAGTTCAACACATCATATGATCTGTTTAATGTTGCATGTGAAGACTGGAAGTCTGAACCAGACTTGGTGAGCAAACCATACTACAACGAAAGTGATTTTTCCCTAATTACAACACCCCCAGAGCAGGGAGTAGTTTCAACTATTCCATTGTGTGTGTGGTTGTATATACAAGAGTACATCACAAACAACACAAATATCAACTTACAAAGGTTCTATCAGTTCGGAATCGACAGTGCAATATTTAACTACAGTGGATCTGATAATGATATCAACAGAATAAATGCACTAAGTTCTGTTGTTGATGGGTTTGGTACACCTTACAGCACACCCCCAACAGAATCTGATAAACAAAATTATGCTGAGTATAGGGCGTATGGACAATATAACAAAAACAAAGACTACACAAACATTCCCCGAGGCGGGGGTACAGAACAATTTTTCACACCAGATCGCCGGCCGTTGTATGCAGAAGCGTATGGTGCTGCAAGATCAGAAAGAGGCGATAGAGAGCGTTGGGGTGTTGCATCAATCGGATATAGAAGAACACCTCTTGCCGGATCTCCAGAAGCAGATTTCAATAATGTACAGAAAAATGGTCGTCTCTTGTGGGTCAGAAATCAAACTAGAGATCTTATTCCACTAGGTTATAAACGATACAGTTTTACAAATATTCAGGGTTGGACAACATATGATGCAGGTGGTGGCAATTCTCCTGCTGTATTCCAACCACACTTTCCATCGAATCCATTTTCTGGACTAGAACTCACAGAAGCAAAGGTATACCTAAATCAACTAGGAACAGATTTTCATATATCACCGACACCATTCACTAATAATGGCAGTAATGGTTTTAGTGATCCAAATTCAATCCCGGCCGGTACACCCGGAGATAATAAGGCCTCATGGACGGCAGCAATCAGTTTCCTTCGAAACGAACTTGCAGCGAATTCAGTTCCCCTCCAAGATCAACAGGTTGTTGCTTATACTGGTTATCGTCCCACATACACTGATAAATCAATGACGCAAGTTGATCGTAGTCTTCTTGGTGTTTCTAAGCAAAGCAATCGAGGTAGCGGTGGAGATCGGTGGTCTGGTGAAGGAGATTCTCCGGCGTATACTCCTGATGTTGGATTTGATGGAGAAAGACCTGGATACTCATATTCTGTTGAGGGATTTGATGATTGGTGGGGCCTAGAAGTTGCGGGTTGTAAGACTCTAGGTTTTGACAGCATTGGACTCGATACAGGCACATTGATGTATATGAACTCTGGTGGGATGTATAATACAGGTGTTGGAGATAAGGAAGTAGGCATAAGACAGGGCAACACAGATCTTCATAATCTGTTTAAGGAAAATTATGGTGTGCGGACTTTCACCGAAGCAGTCGCTTTAAACTACGGTATAAATCCAAAGGATCCTGTACCGTGGACATCTGCTGATCAGAACAACGATCAATCATATACTGCGGGTGCTATGTGGGCCTACTTTGGTTCATGGTGGGGTTATGTTGGTGCTGATAACAATCTCGATACCTATGGAACTAGTGGTACGAACGGAATTATTGGAGAACCTGTTGGTGGTAAAGTTTGGTTTAATGATGGCAACCAGCAAATTGGAGAATTCGGTTCTTCGTTTAATCCTGCAACCAGCGAAGTACACTGTGTGTTTCAGTGGAACGACGGAATCACAAGTTATGCTACCGCAAAGGTTATCAGACAGCGTGGATGGACTGTGATGAAACAGATTATGTACGACTATCATCAGGCCGGTATAGTTGTTAGCGTTGGTGGTAGGTTCTTCATGGAGAGTGGTGGATACCTCGATGGAACCACCAATCAAAGAGTTACGTCAGATATGTTCTTTGGATTTGTTCAGGATCTTTCTAATAACCTGATCACCGAAAGACCAAGACCACACACTTTGCGTGATAGAATTGGTGCAGGGACAAACCAGGCCGCATTTGTTCCAGATGAAATTTTGAATGGTGATCCACACTCCATGTTCTTCCTTAGTGATTGGGCAGCAGAGGCCACTTGTAGGAACTTACCAGTATGTGATGATGAGGATCTTGCTATATACGCAAACAAAACGGATCAAGAAATATTTGATAGATTTAGGAACACTACGTTAAATTCGATAGACGGTAGACACAATGTTGTCAGGAATACTTACCTTAACGCCGCCAGCACCGGATATGTTCAGTTAGACATAGAACACCCCCTGAACTTCGGTTTTCTTATGGATCCTCCACGACTGGAAGATACATCTTTTGATCCTATTACTGAACCAGATTTTGCTGCTAAACTGACTACATTTTGCGAAGGACTTGTCCGAAGAATTCAAATCTTCAAGCAACACTGCCCAAACATAAACATAGGAATCTGGAGATTCTCAGATGCACAGAGAGCAGCGATCCCCGGAGAACAAGAACGATCTCTGGATATCCAAAAATTCTGTTCACAAGTTGAATGGAATGGTCAAAGTTTATACGATGCAGTAGATTACTTGTGTCCTACTCTATACCACCGAAATGACAGAGAATCGTCGGTTCATACAAGAACAGTCGATGGTGTTCGGACAGATATGGTAAAAGAAGCGTGCGATGCTTTGTTTGAGTTACACGGTGAAGTGAAACCTGTTATTCCAATCATAGCGTTTGAATACGAAGGCGGTCCTCATGTGAACGAGTCGGCAGTCGAACTTAATGCCATCGAGGTTAATAATCTACGAGACTATGCAGATAACTTCATAGTTTGGCACGCCTTGAGTGGGGAACTAGATCTGTTCGAAGGTAAATTAGACACTCTCATGAACGAAATAGAATTAGTAGAACAAGGATAAATAGAGTATGGCAGAAAGAACAGAAACACGACATTCTATACCTTCATATGGTTATTCATTCTTCGTTGACAATGAAAGTGGATATGCCTTTGATGCTGCCCTAACATTTGAACCAAACTGGTGGAACACTGCACCTTCATTTAATGTTGAAGTTTTAGACCCTGATGGGAAAATCCTATACAAAGAATACTTTGAGAGTGTAGACTATAAGGATCCGAATGTGTTTCATGGTGCGTCTGCTCCAAACGCAACCGATAGTGGCCCATTGATTTATCCTAATCACGAATTAATTTATCCAGACGCGAACGAACCGGGTATAATTTCAATTTCTGTTCCTGCGTCTGAAACTGGTGGTGTGTATCAAATAAGAATAATCACATCATACACAACGATAAACAGCGAAGGTAGAATGTCTTCGGTGGATCTAAGTTTAGATCCACCTTTACCATACGGGTGGAAAGGTGACATGGGATTTACCGATCTATGCCTGTTGAATGATGTTTTTGCAAAAAGTGGATCTGTTTATTTCTGTTCTTTGCCACCGGGAATCATTGATGATACCGATCCCAATGCAGGACTCAAACAATGGATTCAGGGAAGAGGGTTCTCTGACGGTTCTGCTGGATTTAACGTGAAGATATTTAAAGATGTGGTCGGTGGTGATGATGTCCTTTTAAAAGAAATTACGATGGAACGGGAGACAGAACCAGACGGAGATAGAAGACGTTCATGGAAAATACATGAAGTAAATAATACCCCATCATTGAATCTCGACTATTCTATTTCTGGACCAGAATATCTCAAGAACGATCCTTCACTGTTTAGGCAAGTGTACAGGATAGATTGGATTAATCTTGATGATGGAGATACATCAGATGCAGATCATGCACACGGTCTGTTACTGGAAACACACGAAGCAACAGAAAATGTGAATGAAGTAACGAGTGACTACAACTTACCAACAAATTATAATAGACAAGGTGCGACTGATGTTCCCTTAATTCTTTGCTCTGATAGAAATACTGCAATACGACTGAACAATGGTATCAGTTATATCTGGGACGAAGAACTGGAGGTCTACCCGTGGGACTCAAAGAGAATCACCTTCTTAAATTCTAACCAGAAGACAGCATGGTCGTTTTTACAACAGGCAAGACGATCCTACAAGTTGAATGTTCTTGATCAGGGTCTAGTAAACACACAAGATGATCCTTATTGGATTGGTAGACCAGGCATAGATCCGGAAGGTGATGACTGGGACTATGCAGGAGCGATGCAGGAATCTATACGCAGCAATATTCTTCAAGATATTACCGATAATTTCAACCCCGACGCCGGGGTAATCGAATGGGAAAATACAAAGTATTGGGGCGAGGACAAGATAAACAGACTCAGTAACGCTGTAGTAAAGGCGGGACTGTTTGAATTTTTACCATGTCACATATATGAACAAAACATGGATCCAACTTCTCCGTGGTTTGGAACATTTTGGAATTGGCATAAAAATACACATGAAGAAATCAAGGAGGAAGGTGGAACTGATCCAAATCAACTAGGAAACCCATACTCTAGTGTGTTTAGATATCTTCATGATTCTTCAGGAAACATCTACTCATACTGGAAAGATCAGGAGTTCCCAAGATTACTTGTTTCATCTAATCTCGCTAGACACTTAACAAGAATGTACTCACTCGGCGAGGGTCGAGAAGATCTTGGACTTGGTTTCCTTCGAGATGCTAATCCGTTATACAAGAATGTAGGAATTCGCAACAGAGTTGTGCTTGCACTAATACACCAGTTGATGACATTCGATCAAAATGGTGATAGCGTCTACTGGAATGATGATTACAGAGGCGGAGCAATCGCATTCACTACAAATACAATCATTCCTCTTTTGGATGTATGGGCAGATATTGGCACAACAGAGGATGATATCTTTGTTGGTGAAGATGCGGTTCGAGTTAAAGAGATTATAAAAACTGGTATCATGCATCACCTCGAACGATATGCGGGATATCTCATATGTTCTGCTCATAATCAATGGGTACATGCATGGATTGCTATGGCCAAGGCATCCGCATGTTTTAACGATAGTTCGATAGATTACTTAATGTTACGAAACATAAAGATATCAGACAATCGATACAACCACAATCATCCAACCTGGCAAGAGTCCGGTGGATACGATAATATTTACTGTGCATTTGCAATCTATTCTTTGACTGAGGTTCGAGGATATTTACTAAGAAGACGAGATACCATTATAGAAAATAATGAAGGTTCAGATGTTCTTGGTATAACTGAATTATCTCTTCGTGATCTTGAAAGTCAGATAAACGATCTTACTGATTATTGGAACCACACAATAGTTATCGAACCAGATGGTTCTCTTAATGGATCCCACGACTTTAATTCAAGAGTTGATGGCGCACAATGGGGAACTTCACCCCGGCGATTTTTGGAGTTCATTGGTTCCGCGTATGGTGACACAATAGAGATACCAGAGATGAACGCATGTCAGACTTTGGTTGCGTGGGTCACTGGAAGAAACTATGAGAATTGGAATGACATATACCGCAAGTGGCAAAACAATATTCCAGATCCATATGGTGTCTCGTTCGATCTTGATGTGAACGCGGGCGACGGAACTTCATTTGATGAAAAGAGAATATGGGTTCAAGAAAAAATGTTACCATCGAATGATAACCCATATTCTCCGACTAGATTCAGAGAACCATTTACAACCAATGGAGGTGCTTTGGTTGGATTAGATGGAACTGGAACTAATCCATCTTCTACAATAGCAGTCCCGAGAGCAGCGGGAATGCAATGGTTCGATAAAGATGATGATACATTGTCATTTTCCCAAGGTGCATCATACGCCATTTCAGGAATTTCCCCAGAAAATATTTCTGATGAACTACCCGAACCTTTACCTGCCCACTCCGAAACTCCATTTGTAAAATTATGGCCGACGTTCCGGCGATATTGGAATAATGATTCTACTGTTTATACAAATCAGAAAAATGTTGCACCAAATCCAGAAACACGACAGGACATCGGTTCGATATCTGTAAAGACAAATAAGTATTACTGTCATATTCATGCTGATGGTTGGAATCTGGCTAACCAAAATACAGATTGGAACAACCGCAGAAACAATGATCACGATCCAGAGTATATGTGGGCATTGACTGCATCTGCTGGTGGTGGATTTAGTCTCTTCACAACACCGGAAAATGGATCTGTTTTGTGTGGCCGTCGAAAAGGATGGTTGGGTTCTAATCAAATTTATATGAAACGGTACAAACGAGATACCGATATCACCGATCCAAATCTAGGTCAAGTGTGGAATGATGCAATAGATGCAGATGGATGTGGTTATGCTTGGGCAGAACCCGGTTCAGATAATGCAACTGCACAGTGGATTGAAGGTTCTGGTGATTTGATCGGAACATTCATACACAAACAACACTTCAATAGAAATTTCTTAACACAACCATCACTTTTAGCATGGAATTCTTCAACAAACCCCACTTTCGATGAAGTAGCACAGCAAGGGGGAATAGGATATATCGAAAGACGGTATGTTTTTACTGAGGATAATGTTGAATGTACAGTTACAATAGTTCCTAAGAGAACAGTTGTGTGGGATGACATCTATATGACGTTACCAATAACAATCATGGGTCGTGGGTATTATAGTGGCGATTCTCAATATGTTCAGAACGACCAGGCCAGAAAAAATACAAACAGATATAATGGCGATGGTAATATCCCAATTCGTAATACTTCATATGGAGATCTTTTTGAGACGGATAAAAATGGTTCTTGGAAAAGAGAAGTTTTCATTTCCGGAGATAAAGTAACAATAGGACATAGACATTTTAATCCACTAGGAACTGAAATATCTTTCAGTTCGAACAAAGTGGATTACATTGATAGACTCGTTTCTGGACCAGGGACCGATCCTTTATATCCACAGACAGGACAAACTCCAACACAAAATGGTAATTTCTTTTGGCCTCCCAGCGAACAAACATTAATAGATCAACCACAACTTGGTAAATTCGGAGATGTTGATGATCTGTTAACGTATTGCAATGGTGGACGAGATCAAAATGATCTTCCTGTTGGTTGGTCTGTCCCGGCACCTTCTGGTTATCACACAAAAACAACGGCAGGAAAGACTACAGATGATGCACTGCGTGTACATTTGAATGATACCGTGAAAAATTGGACTGCAAATGTACCAATATCATTTTCATTCACCATGACTCCGGGCAAAGATTTAGATCTGGCAGAGGAACAAAGTCAGTCCACCGAACGAAGTATAACAATAACAAATTACCCGGATCTAGAAAAACTTCCCGGTGGTATGATGAATGGTTGGGGTACAGAAGATGGTGCCAATCCTACTATGGATCACTCACATGTGTTCATAACAGAAGATCTCTTCGACAATCCGGACGCATTCACCTCACCTGTTTTCAATGAGGGATTGATGCCCGGTCGAGTCTTTGGAAACCCAAACGGACAATTCATACAGGGCAGCGGAACAATCCACATATTTGGAGATTTGCGTCTTGATCCGGCCGGAACTCCACCCGAAGACGGATCTAGTCCTTATGTTCGAGGACAAAATGGACCTGGTATCGCTGGATGTTCATTGATTCCAGGGCGACCCTCGATCGATTTTGGTTGGCACATGGCGCTGACAATGTTGTCTTCAACCAACGGAAACATGGGTTTCCCAGATAACTGTGATAAGGGAATACATGCTGTAACTCCGTTCAATGAATCAATCCATCTAGAAATACCATTCGAAGATCAGGCCGGTGGTAAGAATGATTTCTTCCTACACCTGCATGAAGACATGCAGGCATCATTCATGGATCAGAATGGCGAGTTCCGTCCCGGAAGTGGCATACTCTCTAATATCGTAATTAGAATCGATTTTGACGACTAAAGTATAAAACACGATGTGCCGGATGTATAAATACTACTACATCTCAAAATAATATAAGTTAAGGATTGTTGTACATATGGACTTATTAAAATCAGTTGATCTCGGTTTTTATGTTGAACTTGGAATCGTGATTGCTCTGATCGGTATGGGTATAACATGGACGTTAAAGCAGACACTCAAAAGATTACTAACCGGCAAAACAAACCGCCGGGCAAACGATCAACTATGGGATATGCACAGCGAAGTACATGAAGCACTCACGGAGGCACGAACGAAAGTAGATGCCGCAAGGGCAATGATTATTCAGTTCCACAACGGGGAATATTTTCTCGACGGTTCTGGTGTGAAAAAAATGTCTACCTCACATGAGTCGCTTCGTTATGGTATTTCTAGTTGTGGTGAGAAACTTCAAAACATCCTAATCTCCATGTGCGTTTCTTTGCTTCGGCAGATAAAGAAAGACACACCGTCCGTAGTTTATCTGGATAGGGATTGGCGTGAAGAAGATGAAAGTTCGTATTGTAAGAACTTTCTAGAGTTACACAATGTTCTGGCATTCTCTGTACAACCATTGAAGCACCACGGACTCATCACTGGTTTTGTCATGTTCCAGTGGTGTGCAACCGATAAAGTAGATGCTATTGATGAGAGAGTTGTTGAGAATATAATCGACGAGTCAGTTCGTAAGATTTCTACACATCTTACACTTCAGGCAGATAAATAGACATATGAGAGATAAAAAATACAAATTTTCAGATCTAGATCTTTCGTTTACTCGGAACCCCATTACAGGAGATGTTCCGCGTAAAACTAATTACGAAGCAGTAAAAAGATCAATACGAAATTTAGTTCTCACAAACAAATACGAAAGACCATTTCAACCGGGAATCTTCGGTGGAATAACAGATCAACTATTTGAATTAGCAGGACCATTTGCGGTCATCGAAACAAAAGACAGAATAAAACAAGTCATTCAAGATTTTGAACCCAGAGCAGTAGTACAAGATGTTACTGTGGCAATAGTAGCAGAAACGCAAAATATGCTTTGTACTATAACCTTTAGGTTGGCCAACGACGACAGAATCGAAACCTTGAATCTTGCACTGGAGAGATTACGATAATGGCAACCAACGATAGAAATCTTGAATTAACAGAATTAGACTTTCTGGATATCAAAGAATCTCTTAAGACGTATTTGAAGTCTCAGAACGTATTCAAAGATTATGACTTCGAGGGATCTGGATTATCAGTTCTTCTTGACGTGCTTTCATACAATACCCACTACATGGGTTTCTACGCAAACATGGTTGCGAATGAAATGTTCTTGGATAGTGCAGTCATGCGAGACTCTGTTGTCTCTCTCGCAAAGCATCTTGGATACACACCAACATCAAAGAAGGCATCATTTGCGACTGTAAATGTAAAATATAACACGACTTATGTATCCGGCACTTATTTGCCTGCATTCACTACGTTTTCTGCCAAGGGAGAAAACGGAGTAGATTATACCTTCCAAAATGAAACACCAGTGTTGATTGAGGAAGATACTAACTCAGACAATTCTGGCAACGGTATTGCACCCAATGTATCAATCTATGAAGGTACAAGAAGAACGATATCTTTTGTTTACGATTCCACTGTTACAAACAAGATGTTTACAATTCCGGATGTCAATGTGGACACCAACCATGTTGTAATCAATGTACAGACATCATCAACAGATCGGACTGGATACTTTGATGTATGGTCAGAGGGAACAAACTTCACAGACTACAAGTCAACAGATAAAGTATGGTTTTTACAGGAATCAAAAGACAACTTTTTTGAAATATATTTTGGTGATGGAATTGTCGGACAAGAACTTACAGATGGCAATTTAATTACTGTTACATATCTTTCTACTTCAGGATCTGCTGCAAATGGAATCGGAAGAAATGAGTCCACCTCAAATCGAGGGTTTTCTATCTCAGGTAATGCCTATATTGAAACAGTAGACTTTTCTTCTGGTGGTTCAGATCCAGAAACAATTAAAGATATCAAATATTTTGCGCCTCGAACATATCAAGCACAGGATCGAGCAGTCACTGCAAACGACTATGAAACTCTTGTTGCAAAAGAATATGCGGATGTTGAAACTATTAATGTATATGGTGGTGAGCAAGAAACTCCGCCCCAATATGGCAAAGTATTCATTTCTATAAAACCAGAAAGTGGTAAGTATCTGAATGCAAGTGCCAAGAGAACTATTGTTCGTGACATCATTAAGAGTAAAAATCTAGTTAGTATAATACCAGAAGTTATTGATCCAGAATATCTTTATCTGTTGATTGACACAGAACTTCTTTACAATCCAGATAAAACTTTACTGTCTCCACAAGCACTAAACATTCTCGCAAAGTCGAATATCATTTCATACATCGACACCAATCTAGAAAAATTCGAACAGGACATGGTGTTCTCTAAATTGCTAGAAAGAATTGACAACACAGAAGATTCTATTCTAGGAAACCAGACAACCATACGAATTCAAAAATGGCTATATCCAACACTGGGTGCCTCTACAGGATACACAATCAACTTCAAGAATCCACTCTTCCATCCACATGATGGACATATGCCAGTAATCACTTCTACTTTCTTTCAGCATGTAGATCTAAATGGTAAGATGCAGACTGCATTTGCAGAGGATGATGGTCGCGGGTTCATTCGTCTCCTTTACTTTGAGAAGGGAACCAAGAAGATCCTTAACTCGAATGTCGGTACGGTAAACTACGGTAAAGGTAGAATAACTCTATCATCCAACTTTGTTCCTGTGTCGATTGATGATGAAAGTGAAGTCATTCGCTTTACAGCAATTCCAGATGATCAGGATATTCTTTCAACCAACAATCTCATTTTAACTTACGACGAAGATGATACTGACGCAATCAAAGTCAATATAACGACAAAGGCACTCCGCAAGGAACGCTTTGATCGTGTTCCGTCTTCTCTCGCGGTTGGATTAGATGGGTATCAAGTACCGACTGGTGCAGACAGCACAATAGTAAACACATTACCGTCATCTGTATTCGTTAGTGGTGATGGTAGTAGTTCGAACGCAGATAGTGGTCAAGGCGGAGAAGATGTTGTAGAAGGAACTGTAATTTCCGATCCAGTAGAACCACCAACTGATCCACCCGGTAGCGGTGGAGGTGGTGACGGAGGCGGCGGAGGCGGAACCGATGGTCCAGACTCAGATCCACCCGGTAGCGGTGGAGGCGGTGGCGGTGCAGGCGGTGGTGGACAAAATGATTCAGGTAGTGGCAGTGGTGGTGGTGGTGGTAATCCGATTGATGTGCCGGGTGGAGGGTATTAATGTCTAACGACTATAATAGTTTACCCCTATTATTCAAGTTAAAGTCCTTCATTGATATTCAACCATCGGATATCTCTCAGGTTCTTGCTGAATTGACTCCCGAACAAGAGTCGATTCTTTTTCGTATCTCGCCCTTCATTGAATCCCAATTACCAGATTTTGTTCGTTCTGACTACCCTATGTTTGTTTCGTTTCTCGAAGCATATTATGAATGGGTGGAACAGAATGATAATTCTGTCGGTGCTGTCAGTAGACTGACTAGTGTGTCGGATGTAGATACAACGATCGACAGTTTTGTGTCGCAATTTAGAAACACATATCTTCTGAATTTCCCAACAGAACTAGCAATAGCAGACGACGGTGTAACTCCACTGAATGTACAATCCGTAATAAAAAATATAAAAGAATTTTACAAACTCAAAGGAACTGAAAAGGCGTTTGAGTTTTTGTTCCGAATAATTTATAACAGTGTTCTTGAATTCTATTATCCAGAAGAAGACATGCTTCGTCTATCTGATGGTAGGTGGAATAGTCCAGATGTAATTAAAACATCAGCATTTTGTGGTAATGATATATTCAATTTTGTTAATAAGAAACTGAGACAGAAAGATCCATATAACAAGACAATCACGGCATACGCCACAGTAGATTCTGCAATACAATACAGTGTTCGTGGTGCTTCTATAGCAGAGTTTTCTCTCAAAGAAATCAATGGAACATTTGTCCCCGGCCGACCTGCATTTTGCGATGTCGGTGGTACGACTGGCGAAGTTTATGAAAACACATATGGTATTTTATCCGAAGTTCGTATCACCAGTCCCGGATTCAACTACCGAATCGGCGATCCAATTGTACTGAATCGGTATAGAACAGGAAGTGATGATGTCTTGGTATATCCACAGATCGATTTCGGTTGTGCGCCTTGTTGTTCATTCGGTATTTACGAACAAGACCCATCTATTCCCATCGGTGAAATTTGGGGAACACCCGGCGCCGGTGCGGCAGGATATGTTTCTCAGGTTGGATTACAGGGCGAGATCTTAGAGATACACATTACGGATGGTGGTATTTTTTACAGCGAACCAGTTCCATTTACCGTGAGAAGTAAAACCGGAGATGGTTCTGCATACGGATCTCTTATCCCAAAGGCAGTCAATCGAAAACCGGGTTACTATGATGGGAACAAAGGTAAAGTCAGTTCTAATAAAGTGATGCAGGATAATGATTATTATCAGGTGCATTCATATGTGTTAAGATCAGAAGTCACACTAAGCAAATTTAAAGAAACCATCAAGAAACTTATTCACCCAGCAGGCATGAAAGTGTTTGGTGAAATTGCTCTCACCCGTGTTCTTCAAAGAAACGAATCTCAAGATCTTAACATAAGCAAGATCCAAGAGTATCCAATCATTGGACATTACACACCATACACTCCTGGCACGACATTGAACTTAAGAAACAATGGGGTTGTTTATAAATCAACCCGAGGTGCCACTGGAGATGTGTATCCGCTTGGATATAATCCCTTCGCAGCAACAGGACCGGATGGGAGTGTATTTAATCCGGGAGTGCATGGAATTACTTTTGTAACCATGCCAGAGGGTGGAATTACAAGTCACGATCCTCTAGAGCGACCTCTTGGTAGCAGTGGAGCAACTCACGGATATGGAACTCCGATTGATGGTGGATATACTGCTGCCAAGTATTTGGGTATTACATATTTCTCGATCTACTTCCATCCGAATGTGCGTGGTATAACCACAATACCTGCTGGTATTTCATTCGATGGAATAACACTGCATAACTTTATGCTACTCGATGTCAACAATGTTGGACCGACCGGCGGAGATATATACTAGTATGGCAACAGAAAACTTTCAAAAACCTTTTGGTCGTCATTTTGCGACTTCATTGATCAATGACTTTGCTAAGTCTAGCGAAGATCAGTATTACTTGTTCATTGGTAATGTGGATGAATGGCCGAATGAGTCAGTGGCGCCAGGCGTTACTAGTTCGGCCGATGCACAAAACGATGCGTTCAGAACTGCAATTGCAGCAAAACGTATTGATAAGAATAACGCTATTCATATTGTACCCAGAAAAAATTGGGTGTCGGGAACGACATTTGATGTATACGACGATACGTTGTCTTTATTCGATCTGCCATCAACTGGTGTAGTTGGAAATAGTTTCTACGCACTCGTCGATGAATCTAAAATCTACAAAGTCATTGACAACAATAATGGTGGTGCATCCACAATTAAACCAGAATTTACTGGGACTGATGTTACACTAGTTGGTGATGATGGATATAAGTGGAAGTTCTTGGGTAAAGTAACCGAGGACATCAGACCGTTCATGACTGATGATTATATGCCGGTTCGTGTAGTCACAGACATAACTAATACGAATAGTATCCACCAATATGAAGCACAGCAAAAAGCAGTACCGGGGGCAATCGAATACTTCAAGAGAGATATCACAGGTAGTGCCGTTTACTCCGCTGGGTTCTCTGAGGGAACACGGCGATCTTGTCAGCATGGAAATACTGGAGACTTGAATCGTGTATATCTAGACAGAGACTCTTCTCCGAATGAAATCAGTTCATACTACTCTGGTTATGCGATCTACATTGTAGATGGTAGAGGTCCAGAAGTCGGGCAGTATAGACGAATATCGAATTATGTATACCAAGATGGTGACAATAATGCTAAATTTAACTCTGATCCATATGTTGTCGTTGATCAACCGTTCGACTTTGAACTGTATCCAGACGAAACATTAGGTAATCTGGACTCAGAAAAGAAACCATCATCATACATCATTATACCACACGCAGTTGTAACGGGCAATGGTTCTGAATGTACAGTAAGAACTAAACTTAATACATCGAACAGGGTTTCTGACATTGTTCCGATTACACAGGGCAAAGACTACAGCACAGCACTTGTTGATATTCTTACGATACCAACATCAGGAACTGCCGATTCATGGCGACCGATCATCAGTCCAAAGAAGGGACATGCTGGTCATATTGTAGAAGATCTAGAAGCATCGAGGACGATGATCAATATAAAAATTAGTCGTGATGAAAACGAATCGATTTCTACTAAGAATGATTTCAGACAGTTTGGTATCATAAAAAATCCATTGCTGAATGATGGAACAGAAAGAATTGCAGGTAGCGAACTCGCTCAATTGACCCAACTTGTTTTACGAAAACCAGTATTTATTAATGGTAATTATGATTATACATTTGGATCTGGTACGTTTCTCGATGGTAAGTATATCATGGGTGTTGAGAGTAAAGCAACTGCCAAAATTGAATCATTCCATTCTAGAAATTCGGAATACGTTGATATTCTAGTAGAAGATCCGAATGGTGTGTTTAAGACGCAAGATTTAAATAATAACACTAAACGAATTGTGTTTGGTGTTACAAGTGACAATGTAGATGAATTTGATTTGGGAGAACGAGTAACTCAATATACAGGAATTGGAACAGGAACTGCTGAAGGTACGGTAGTCGATTGGGATAATGTTCGACAAGAACTTTTGGTAGATCCCATCATTGGATCTTTTTCTGGATCAACTCTCGCAGCAGAAGTTCGTGGCACCAGCAGTGATGCATTCTACCCAAACATTTCGAGAGTAGAAGCAAAGGGCGGGGAACTGATAAAGACGTTTGTGCAAGGTACAACTACAGATACTATCTCGTTCCAGACAATTTCAGGTGAGCAAGATATTGCCAGAATAGTTTCGGTTGATGATAAGACATCAACCACTGTTCTTAACAAACTATACAGAACTACGACCAACGTCATTGTTCAGGGTAGAGCAGACGCAACATCTGCCACTGGATTTAAGTTAACAGAAAATGCATTCTCCTCAGATGATGTAGTAGTGCAGGGAGCAAAAGAGACTTCAAATTATGCACAGGGTAGTGTTGTGGAATGGAAGTATGAATCCGGTGCGACAGGTGAATTGATCCTGACTAATGTGATTGGAACATTTAGAGGCGGAGAAGGCACAGACAGTTTTGGACTATCTGGTGGAACCCCCAATGCTCCAAGTAATAAGTGGATTACTAGTGTATCCGAACCAGAATTGAAACTATCATCTGGTGATGTATTATACATAGAGAATATAAAACAAATTGATCGCAATATCGAACAAGCAGAAGACTTCAAGATTATTCTTGGTTTTTAAGGTGGACAAATAAATGGCATCATACGATCCGACATTACTGAACATAGATCCATACTATGACGACTACGACGAAGACAAGAAGTTTCTTAGAGTCCTCTTTAGACCTGGATATGCAGTTCAAGCAAGAGAACTAACCCAACTCCAGAGCATCCTCCAGAACCAAGTTTCTAGAATGGGTGATCACATCTTCGAAGATGGAGCAAAGATCATCGGTGGTGATCAGTCCGTACAGAACTGCTCTTATATCCGAGTCGTTAAGGGTGCCAGTCTAGATCAAATTGGTGGATATGATATCAGTCAGATCAAGACTGACGGTGGTACAACAGAAAATGTTAGTGCCAGAGTAGTTCACTTTGAACGGACTGCGACATCCACAGTTGATAACTACGATCTTCTGTATGTCAACTTCCTCCAAGGAAATACCTTCCAACCCGGTGGTACGTTTGCTTCTTCATATACAGGAGGAACAGCAGCAGGAGAAATTGCATCTCTTGCTACCGAATCGACCGACGCGACTGTGGTTAATGGTGTTCAGGGAAGATCTAAGGTAATCACAACGAGTCCCGGTATTTTCTACACTGATGGTTTCTTTGTGAAGACAGACAAGCAATCATCCTCCATTTATGGTTTCACTGGTGATGGAGTTAGATTCTTCGATCAACCAAGCGGAAGTGTTGGATTCAGTGTTCGTAGAAGTGTTGCAACAGAAGGGGATGATGCCACATTAAGAGATCCTGCTTCTGGATCATACAACTACAACGCTCCGGGTGCAGATCGATACAAGATTGATTTGAATCTCGGTTTCGTGTCTAACATTGCAACTACAAAGAACTTTATCGAACTTGTTCGTTTCGATGAAGGTAGTGTAATCTTCAAGACTTTATATACAGACTATGCAGAGTTGGAGAAGACTCTCGCAAGACGAACATACGATGAGTCTGGATCATATACTGTACGACCATTTGAGATTGATTTACGAGAACACCTGAATAGCGGAACTAACCGTGGTGTATACACATCAGATCGAGGTGGTGACTCCACCAAACTTGTTTCTGTATTACAACCAGGCAAGGCATATCTCTACGGATACGAATACGAAACCCAATCACCTCAGTTCATTAACATTAATAAAGCACGAACAACTGCAAGTTCAACTTTAACAAAACTGCCGGGTGCAAAAGTTGGAAACTTCTATGTTGGTGTTGAAATTGATGAGAATGGTGCATCACCCTCACCAGACACAGGTTCTAATGATTGGTCGGGTGATAGAGGATTCTTTAACAGTCTGATTAGTGAAGCAGGAAACAACATCATAACTGGCGCAGTTTCGGTTCGACTCTGGGATAACAATGGCGCTCCACTTGGAACCGCCACGATTCATAATTTTGAAAGAGAGCATGATCCAGAGATCCTTAACTCTATTAACCTACCACAAAATAATCGAGGTGGATCTGTAGATCCAAATTACATTTATAGATTATACGTCGATTCTTTCGAGGGACTGGGTAACATTGGAACTGCAACTTACATGACACCGCTTTCTGTTCAAAGTAGCGACAATATTGGAACAGATGATAATCCTGTTCTTCGATTGATTCCGGATCTTAGTAATACAAGCAATGCAAATCAAACACTGCGGGATATTCCAAACTCTGGTCTCGTATTTGAAGTTCCCCAAGGAAAAATTGTCAAGTCAATAGATCAACTTCGATATGTGTACAAAAGATTTAACAAGATTGTTGTCGATAGTTCTGGTGTCGCAATTTGGAATCTTAGTGTCGCAACAGATCCTACTGGAGTTCACCAATTCTTCAATGAGTCTGGTGATGAAATTATTACAAACGAGAATGATTATGTTCTATTCGCAATTCCGGAAGGTGAGGCATCACTACAGGTAGTGGATACTTACTATAACAACAATTCTCAAGCACCAGTATATACACGATCACCTGATGGCAAAACTTTGACAGTTACTATACCAGGCGCGGAAGAAGGAAACGAATATATTCTAGTTGCCCCAATTGTTGCACAAGATAAGGGAGCATCGGATGCAGTCATCACTGCACCCACAATCAGAAGTAAAACCCTGACAAAAAACCATCAGGAATTTACTACAACAAATCTTTTAAACGAAAACGACGGTCGACCAGATCAAGAACCTGTCTGGTACTTCAATCTTGATAAGTTTGATGCTTATCAGATGACAGAAATTAGTGGTGGTGAACCGGGTGACTTCTTGTTCGATGATGGGCAACGAGATACGCGATACCTCAACGGAAGATTATATATCAAACCAGAGAAGTTTAGTAAATATGTCACAACAGATCCAGAAACGGGTTCATCAACATTAGATACTCCATTCGGGGTGACATATGATTACTTCGAACATAGCGGATCAATTGGACCATTTACAGTCGAGTCATACGCAGGAATTACATATGACAACATCCCATTGTTTGCAAGTTCAAGTTTAGGTAAAACAACTTCACTAGCAAGTTGTATCGACTTCAGACACAGTGGACCTGTTGGCGAAGAAATTCGTGGACATGTAATTCCATCTGACAATATTATCAGTATCGAACAATCACACACATACTACGAATCTAGAATTGATAAGATCGTAGCAAGACAATCATTTGGTGATGACATCAATTTTGAGGTTATCGAAGGTGTTCCTGATCTCAAACCAGTAGCACCGGCAGATAGACCAGATTCTATGACTCTGTATACTGTTGCTCTACCACCATACACACACAATGCATCTGATGTTGCAGTTAAGTACATCGAAAACAATCGATACACAATGTCAGACATTGGTAGGGTCGAAAAGAGAGTCGATGATCTTGAACTGTACACCAAACTATCTCTTATTGAAAATGAAATTGAAGCGATGGACATTGAAAAGAGTAACGGTGGTGGTGTCGGAAGTAAAGTCGGAATCGTTGTTGATACTTTTGCAGGACACGGATTGGGTGATGTATCAAACTCTAACTATGCATGTTCTATCGATTATGAAAACTCAACACTTAGGCCTCCGTTTAATGAAACAAGTCACGCATTAGATACAACTACACTTGTGATTGGTGATAACCTAGAAGCATCATCGGATGGACTCATTCACTCAAAGATCACCGGAACTCAGTCTTTGGTTTCACAACCTCTTAGTAACGGTTCAGTTTCCGTCAACCCGTTTGATTTGATAAACTGGATTGGTCGATTAGAATTAGATCCCCCGTCAGATCAGTGGTTTGCTACTTCGGTTCGTCCTGTAGTCAAGATCAATGATCTTGGTTCTAATGACAACTGGAAGGTAAACAACTTCAATGATAACAGAGGGTTCGGAACCCAATGGAACGAATGGTCTAGTATTTGGTCCGGAATCGAAAACATCGAAGATAATCTTCAGAATGTCGTTGGTGAAAGATTCCTCGAACAAGCAAGAGTCCAGAACTCCGACATCTTTATTGCATCACGAATCGAGAAAAATGTATCTTCTGTATCAAATGTTGCAAACACAATTGATCAGAGAAAATCTAGACTGAACATTAGACTAGGTAATGTTCCCGATACTCTAAAGAAGAGAGTCAATGATAAGGTCATTGATGTGAGTGTTGTTCCATTCATCAGATCACAAACTGTGACTATCAAATCAGAAAACTTAAAACCAAACACTATCGTAGTACCATTCTTTGATGGAGATGATGTTGGTCAATTCTGTACACCCGATGGTGGTTCTCTGGGTGATGTGATCCAAACAGATTCTTTTGGTCGAATCTCTAACCTGAAATTTTCTATTCCAGCGAAAAAGTATCTGACTGGTGAGAAGGTCTTTAGACTAACAGACTCATCAACAAATACTGCCGCCGATGCAGAAACTTCAGCAGAAGGAATCTTCTATGCACAAGGTGTCCAGAATACGAATGATACTACATTCAGTTCTACTCGTCCTCTCGTACTTCGACGACAAACGGTAACAAGCGAGAAAATTGTTCGGGACGTATACACTAGAGAGGACTCATTGAATCTTTCACTTGAAACTCAATGGGTAGATCCTCTATCGCAAATCTTTTCGGTGTCATCCAATACACATGCTAACGGCGTATTCTTGAATGATATTGATCTTTACTTTGCACAAAAGTCTGAAACTCTTCCTGTAACAATTCAGATTCGGCCGACGGTGAGTGGTTATCCATCTGCATCTTCGATCATACCGTTCTCGGAAGTTACCTTATACCCAAGTGAAGTCACTGCAAATACAGACCTTCCTACAGCAACTAATTTTAAGTTTACATCACCAGTATATCTTCAACCGGGTAACTACTCATTAAGTGTAATTTCTAATACAGATGACTACAAATTATACACGGGTAATGTTGGATTAGAAGATTCACTTACTGGCAATGTAATTACTAAGCATCCAAACGTGGGTAGTATCTTTTTACCACAGAATACGAATGTCGCAGAGGAAGATTCGGGTACTGTCTTTATGTGTGATATTAAAAGGTGTTTGTTTACCACTGCACCCGGAAATCTACAAGTTAATATTACAGATCCGGGAGTTACTACAAATGTAAACCTTGCCAAGATTCTTTCTAACGAATTAATTTTACCAAGCACATCAATTGTTCACAAATTAAACTTCGGAACTTCTCAAACGATATTCCAGTTACCACAAAACCAAAACTATACCTTCTCAACAAACCAAGTTATTTCTGCAACACCATCAGAACAAGAGAAGACGACACACACTGTAGAATTTACAAATCCATCTTCTACAACGATCACTCCAGTTATTGACACGAAGAATCTTTCCGTTGTCACGGTAGAGAATGTAGTTAACAACGCGGGATCTCCTACCCCAGACTATAATGATCCAATTAGAACAGATGGTGCGGTTGCTAGGTATCTAACTCGATCAATCAAACTCCAAGAGTTTGGTGACGATATTCGTGTGTTGTTGGATATGAACCGACCTACTGGAACATCAATTGAAGTTTACTGTAGGACTCTTCCTCCCTCGACATATAAAGAAATCGAAGAAGAACCATTCTATAGACTTGAGCAAGTAGAACCTGTATTAGAAACAGACAATCCGTTTGAGTTCGCAGAAACCAGTTTCAAATTAGGAAGAACTCCAGAGTCGTTCACCACTTTACAAGTTAAGGTATTGATGTTCTCTGCCGACAGCAGTCTTGTCCCACAGATCAAGGATCTTCGAGTGGTGGCAATGATATGAGGGCAAAAACGGATAACAAAAATTATGAGAGAGATTTGGAAACTGGTGCTTTGATCTTGGTCAACAAGAAAAAATTAAAAGACGATCTCAAAAAAAGAGATCAGATAAATGACATACATAATCTAAGGCAAGAGATAGAAAATCTTAAGACAATGATCTGCGATTTAATCAAAGAGGAAAAATAATAGATGTCTACCGGACCACAGTTTAATACATACGAAATTGCAGATGTTTCTCTGGGTGATACCTTCCAAGAGTGGAGACGAATCACCAATGAAGATATCATCGATAAACTCAACAGACTAAAACTATACACCGGAATCTCTGGTGATGGTATTTCTGTCGGTGTTAACACTGCCGGTGAATTTCAAATTGAACACTCTGGTCATGTTCTTAAGGGTGTTACGTTTGGTTCTGATGTAACTGTCTTAGGTCAAATGACAACCTTACATTCAACAAACGTAACGGTTGCAGACTATAACTTAATTCTGGGTGGAACAAACGAAGATGGATTGAACGGTGTCTGTGGAGACAGCGGAATCTTGGCATCTGGTGGTGGTGGTATTGTAATTGCTAGAACAGATGGACCGAGTGCTGGTTGGTTGTGGAAACCACAACAGATTGGTGTCTGTGGTAAGACTGGAGCATGGACAACAAACGCGAACATTCAGTTCGGTGATGGATGGGGTCTTGTAACAGGAACCGCCGGTAATATTCACTTTGCTGGCGGATCATCTTGCGAATCGTTACTTATGGGATTCACTGCCAATCCCGGATACACTACCGCAGGTGGTGTAACAAGAGACCACAGAAGCGTAACTCTTCGTTACGACAATACAACATTGTCAACACCAGTCGAAGTTGCAGAAATTTCAGAAGATGGTTTTGCCAACTTCCATCACGGAATAAACAAGAAGAGAGTAGTTACATCATCCGCACACGGCCTTTCTTTTGGTATGCCGGTAAGACCTACTGCAAATGGGTTTACTGCTGCATTCGCCGCAAATAAAGAACAAGCAGAAGCAGTTGGTATTGTTTCTGAGGTTATTAACGACACAACATTCGATATTACTTTCCAAGGTGAAGTCAAAGGAGACTTCAGCAACATTATTGATAATGTTACTGCTGGGTTTACCTTAGAAATTGGTAAAGCATACTTCCTATCATCTGGTAGCACGGGTATGCTTTCACAAAATGCACCAGTAGATTCTCAGGTTGGTTTCGTAAGAAAACCAATGATGATTGGTATCACTGGTGACACAGGATTCGTTGTGAGTTACATCGGTGGTGAGATCGCAGAGTCGATTGAGACTGGTGTGGTTGCACAAGGAAACAGACTCCTAGTCAACCAAGAGAATCACGGATTAACTATTGGTGATGTCGTGAGGTTTGATGCTGGAACAACAAACTCAGCACAACCATTTGGTACTTATCAAAAAGCACAGGCAAACACTGAAGTAAGTGCAGAAACTCAGGGAATTATCAGCGAGGTTGTTACACCCGCATCTGGTTCATCTGATGCATTCTACATAACGAACTCCGGTTGGATTGACATTGATATGACTTCGGTTGATCGAACCCCCTTCGAAACTGGACGGGTTTACTTCCTGACACCAAATACTGCTGGAAGTTCAAACAGTAGTCTGGGACTTGAATATCCAAGAACAATTAACATGGTTAAGAAACCGATGTTCATTGCCACCAGTCCTTCAAAGGGTTTGGTTCTCAGTTATGTCGGTAGACGAATTACCGAAAATGTTGCACCTCCAACTGGTGGAGGTAGTAACGATGATGGGGTCGAACCCGCAGTCTTAACTGGTAAGACGTTCTTCCCAACCGAGGGACAAAGAACCACTAAGGTGATGATTAAACAGGCAACACAAACTGCTCCTCTGCCATTCCGAGCATCAGGAACAAATCCATCTCCGTATGATTCAAATATCACGGGATATGAAAAATTCAGATTGTTCTTCAGTCAATCAACAGAATCTAGCGATAACGCAGCGGAAGCGAACCGAGTTGCATACTCATACACAAACAATACGGCCGCATGGACAAGCATCAGCGACTACTTCACAAAGATAACACCACCGACAAATGCTACGCACATGATGGTGAAAGTTAATGCCAAGCACAGAGGTGCTGGTCGTCAAGAAGAAATTTATTGTGGTGTACCCAACGCAAACTTCCCAAACAATTTTGAAACGACTGATAACGTATCAACCATGTCAGTTCGTGATGCGGGTATGGCCGATTTTAATGTAGAAGGACAAACCTTTACAAAGATTATCCCAATTGAAAATTCAAATCCAAACGGACAATTGGCGGTCTCCTTCGGAAACCCACATAATACTGACAATGGTGTACCATCATATACTTCAGTGATTAGTTTGCAAGTCGAAGTCCTCGGATACTTCATCGATGATCCAGGTCAAGTTCTTCCTCCTGTTGTTGGACGACAGGGAAGAAACCTCATCATCAACAGTAACTTCGATCACTGGCAGAGAGGTACTGCTCCAACAACTTTAAGCACGGACTTCTTATCTGACGGATCTAAGTATGATACATTCCATGCAGATAGATTTAATGCAGAAGTAATTCCAGATTTAACATCATCGGGATCTTCTTCTAATATTATTGGTGGAATGTCTCAAGGAACATTTAATCACTCACAAACCACAGTTCCGGGATATCCAAAACACTATCTAAACTTCCAAGGAAAGATAGATGCAAACTACGGAAATTCAAACAAGTCTACTGTTTCCGTTGGACAAAGAATTGAAAACGTCCGTAGATTTGCAAACAAAGATATAACCATTAGTTACTTTGCTAAGGGAACGGTCGGGGATACAGTCCGACTGTCGGTTTCGCAGGATTATCAAGCACTCGGAAACAGTGCAGACGCACACACGATTCATGTGGATGATATTTCGGTGAGTACGGATTGGAACAAGTATGTTCATACTGTTTCACTTCCAGCATTCCCACAAGGAACCACGTTGGGTGATTCATCCTTCCTTGATGTTCGATGGACTACGTTCTCGAATGACAATAATGCATCGTTTACAGATTCAAATGGAGCAACGCTCGCAGGATTTGCCACCGGACTGACATATGATGGTATCTTATCACTCGCACAGGTTCAGGTAGAACACGGACAGCAAGCAACCAACTTCCAGACACCAATTTCTGAAATCGATCTCGAAGCATGTCAGAAGTATTATCAGATTGCACAGGGTGGATGGAATGGAGCGATCGGTTCCGAATTCAATTCCAATGGATCTGCTGCCGGTACATACGGAACATATACAAGTTTCCCTGTTCCAATGAGAATCAACCCAACTTGTGTCAAAGCAACCGAAATCCTGTTCGGCGGCGAGGATAACGGATTCGGTTCCGCCAGTGTTGATGACATGACATTCGCCTATGGTGGTACTCAAGTCCTGACAAAGAGGGGTTTTATGCCTTCTAGACAATTCAGTGGAACTATCTCGAATGGTATTGGAGATCGAGCATACCTTGCTGAATACGAATTCGATGCAGAACTCAAGAATGATATTACTAAATAGTATAACACGGAGATAATACCAAGTGGCATATAGTGCATTCAAATTACAAACAGCATCCGCAGATGGAAAGTCCATCCGGAACAATATAACCCAAGCAACACACGGATTTGTTGCAGGTAGTGTTGTTCGTTGGGATACTGCCACCTCTGGGTTTACAGGCGCACAAGCAAATTCTGCTGTCAACGCAGAAGTATCTGGTGTTGTAGAAAAGGTAATCAGTACGAGTCAGTTTACTCTTGTATATCAGGGTGAAATTGATCTATCAAGTATGGCGAATATGGATGATGAGTCGAAGGTAGTCTACTTCCTTTCGGATACGACTGCCGGTGAATTGATCGAATCACCACCAACCGCCGGTGGTACGGTCATCAAACCGATGCTCACAAGAACTGAGCAGGGTAAAGGATTGGTAACAAATTATATCGGTACACTTATTGGTGGTGAAGCAACAGTAAGTCTCGAAGGTATTCAACCGGCCGGTGTGATTGCACCATACGCAGGAACACAGAGTGATGTTCCAGATGGGTGGAGTTTGTGTGATGGTGATTCATTAGTCACATCATCATATCCAGAACTATTTTCCCGAATAGGACAACGATACGGATTCGTACAAAGAATTCGAATTGGTAGAAGAGATGGAATTGGTGTAGATTTATCTGCCTACTCAGTAGTGGGTGGTAGAGTATCTTCATCGTTTATCTACGACTCCATCGGTGGTGATCTTGGGGAATCGGTTACAGTTACTGGAACGATTAGGGCCTGGGACGATTCACAAAATATTCTAACAGTAGAAGTTGATCATCTTACTAAACAGATTCAAGGTGCTGGTGGAACGGTATTGATTCCTCACGAACCAGTTCTTAGATTTCCAGCACTAGAAGATACAGATAGCACAGGTGTTGAACACGCAAGTCTCTCTATCATTTCAGCAAACAACATAAACATTGGTTCTGATATCAGCACAGTTTTCTATGCTGCTAGTCAAGAAGTAACAGAGTTTAACAAACCAGATCTTCGTGGTAGGACCATCATCGGAACGAGGGCCGGTTCTACAAATACACTTTACGACTATAACTTGGGACAGGAAGGTGGAGAAGAGATTCACCAACTTACTGTACAAGAACTTCCAGTTCACACCCATGCAATTTCAGACACATCTTCATTAAACATCGAAGCAAATCTTGCAATGAATATTGGAGATATTTTGATTGCAGGAACTGGGCAAGTAAACTCAACCGGACTGAGAGTTCCGCAGCACATTCACGTTGTTGGACATTCGCTTTCGTCTAGTAATGATGATAGTCAATTTTTCACTCCACAATACGGACAGACAGATGGTATCTTTGTTGGTAGACCCAATACCCCCAGCGGCGTGATCGATAACTATGTCGTGTGTGGTGAATGTGGTAGCGGTAATCAACGGAATATGGCGAGAACTCGTTTCTCTGGAGAAGATCGAAGTGGATATAGATTTACTTCCAGTGTCCCAATCCCGAACGCGCCCATTCAGGATCTTTTCAGTAATGGTAACGAGACCCCACTGAATTCAGATATAGGTGAACTCGATATCATCGGTAATGCATCATTCAGTGCAGGATCTCTGAATCTTCAAACTGAAGACGGAACTGGCAGTATTCCAATCGAAGGATCAATCACATCATCCTTCGATAATCTTGGATTGGATAACACAGGAGAGAGTATCAGTCACAACAACATGCAACCATACGGTGTTGTGAACTACATCATCAAACTCACATCAGCAGCAAAAGCATCGCTCATCAATGGACTTGATGTAGCACTGACTGCCGGTGAACTTACAAACGTGTACGACACTGGAGTTTCTGATGGTGATATTCTCATCTACGACACAGACTCCGACGATGGATACTACGATTACAAACCACTGATTCGAGATCTCAGACCAAATAGCGGTGAAGATCTTATCTTTGCTGCTTCCCAGAGTACGTTGGACGTAACCGGAACAGAAAGAATGCGTCTCGGTACTGGTGGACACCTCGGAATCAATAACGCAGATCCCCAGTCCAGATTACACATCGGCGGAACTGCTGGTGGTGATTCGGAAGGTATTCGCCTCGACGGGATCACAGCACAAGTTAGAATTTACGAAGATACCACAACACAAAACTTCATGAGAATTAAGGGAGTTTCCGGTGAAGGATTTGTCTTTACTGGTAATGATAACCTGCCCGTTCTTACAGTTGGAACCTCGATGGGTGCATCTGCTGATCACATGGTCGGCATTGGTACAACGGCACCCGGTGCTTCTCTTGATGTCCGGGGATCTTTCAAGAGTGTTTCTGTAGAAGTAACAAACAACGGAACAAATGGATACACACTTCCCGCTGGTAGACCAGTTGCAGGAACGACTGCAACGGTAGCACTGGTAAATGATAGTGCATCTGGTACAACATTCCACGGTGTGACATTCTCCCAATGGCAAACATCTGCACCAGATATCGCATACATGGACGGTGATGTTGGTATCGGTATCGCAGCACCCGGAGCATCACTTGATGTTTCAGGTTCACTGAAGTCACACGGAATCACAGCAACCTCAACCGGAATTAGTTTCGGTGGCACGGGTTCGTTCGAAGGTAGACTTGCAATCGGTTCTGGTTGTATGGACACGGATGCATCTGTTGCCTCGAACCTCTACGTTTATGGTTCGGATACTAAGATCGTATGTCATGGTACGGGTGATCCTGTTGTTGAAATTAGATCACTCGGTAACAAGACTGGTGCTGTTCGATTCCATAACTCTGCGGGTGACGTAGACGAAGGACAGATTAAATACGAACATAGCACAAACAAAATGTCTTTCACCACAGATGGTATTGAAAGAGCAAGTATAGATAATCTCGGACGATTCCGTTTGGGTTCTGATGAAGGATCCGGTGGAACCGGACCTCTTGTTCCTGCTTCTTCCTCTGCTTCGGGTAATACGGGAGACATTGCATGGAGTACAACACATCTCTATGTTTGTGTAGAAGGCGACACATGGAAACGAGTAGCACTTTCGACTTTCTGATAGAAAAGGAATCAAACTAAATGTACGCAAGTAGTGCAATAAATCTAAGAGGACATCAAGGTCCACAAGAAAGAAGAAATGCTATCATCAATGGCGATTTCAATATCTGTCAGCGTGGTGAGTTTACCGGAGTGACATATGAATTTGGTTTCGGTGAAGTGACACTCGGATCTACTTTCGATTATACACTGGATCGATGGCGATATTATCAAATCGGTTCTACCCAAGGATTCCAACCAGAGGTAAAAGTCCAAAGAATAGAACACGAATCAGATGGACCCGTTGGATTTACGCCTTTAAGTAATCACTTCCTTCGCGTACAAACGAGCGGAACTGGTGCTTCTCTTTCTCACCTATACAACCCAACAAATATTGCAAGTGGCGAAACCACAGAGGCATATTTAGAACAAAGAATCGAAAACGTAAAGACACTCGCAGGAAAGAGTGCGACACTTTCATTCAAAGGAAAGTTCTCTACGGTGAGTGGATCATCTAGAGTAATCGGTGCTTCAATGGTTCAGGTGTTTGGAACAGGTGCCGCAAATCATTCTTCTGATGTAGTCATAGAAGGAGTGACGTTTGCACTCGGAACTGCTTGGGCAAAATATTCACACACGTTCAGCATCCCCGATCTTGCAGGAGAAACACTTGGGTTTGCTGGCAATCCAACACCCACTGGTATGGGTGATACAGCAGGGAGTTATCTTGCTGCAAGAATTTATCTCCAAGCAGGAACTGGTGGAACTGGTTCTGGACTTCCGATCGCACCGGCAGTATTTGGTTGGAACACAGGAGCAACCGAAGAAATCGATCTATCACAGGTGCAACTCGAAGCAGGTGAACAAAGCACTGACTTCGAACAGAGAAGCATCGGTGATGAGATTAGAGATTGTAAACGATACTTTGAAACTATTAGATCGTTCGTAACTTCGGATGGCGCACAGGGAACTGCACAAACAAGTTCAACCGTAATCAAGATGGATGAAAAAAGAAATAAATATTGGGCAAGTAAACATGTTTATGGAGACTGGTCTAATAGAGACACGAACAGAGGTGTAGATTTGCTACATGCTGACATTGATGGTTTTGTTTTACAGGTAACTGTTAGTAGTGGTACTGGCAACCTTATTGCAAACCTAAATAGTGGTCACAACCCTGGCGGAGGCGCACTTGGTGCTGATGCAAATAACGGACATGTTCAAGGTAGAGTATGGGTTACAGTAGATTCTGAACTTTAGGAGAGTAATAAAACAAAATGGCTGATCAAAGTGCAATTAGAATACCGCAGGGACAACTACCAATTAACTTGGTGGATACTACCATGTATCTGTACTGCTCTCCGAATGGAAGTGACACCACCGGAGATGGTAGTATTACAAATCCATATTTCCACCCAAGTAGGGCCCTCGAAGATCTAAAGAGATTATTCTTTACCGAAACAGGAAACGCAATAATTGAATGTGCCTCGGGAACTTATAACTATGAGTATCCCATAATTATTGATAATCAAACCAAGAAAAAGATTTCTATTAAAGGTTCTTCCGGTGTCAGTTTCAAACTACAAGAAGTAACTTCATACAAGTACGATGCACAAGAAAACATCGAAGGTAACGGATATGGTGTTGGTTCTCTTGTAGACAACAGGATCACCGTAAAACTAGCAAGCACAGAAAATCTGTCTTCTCCCCCAACGTCTCCCATTTTGCCTACCACTGCTGGTGTTGAGGTTGGCGATTATATCCTCTTCCGAGATCAGACGAGTGGATCGCAAAGGTATTATCCTACAGGTAAAGATGGTTCATTAGGTTCGGAAGGACTCACTGGACCAAATCCCGGTGATGCTAGAACAAATGTTCTTGGATGTTATGAGATTATCGCAGTAAACACAACAGATAATACAGTAACATTTAGATCGCGTGGAAAAAATTTCCTACACAAAGTAGCAAAGTCTCAAATCACAAACAGCGGTGATATTTCCGTAAACGATGACATCTATGTTGGTGGATATAAATCTTTTAATAATTCAGAGACTGGCGATCCTACCGGAAAATATGGAACACTGGCAACCACAGGAATCGATACTTCCATAGGAACTGTAGTTTCTGATCATGCAATTTCTGCTAAAGTTATGAAGAGTATTTTCAGATTTAAAAGATCTGATGCACACGGAAGAAGACACGCTACTAAGGGATTGGTTCTTAAACCAAATAGTAGTCTTCATGGAATTAGCAATCTTGTTTTTCAAGGAGATGTTAGGTTCAAGCACTTCAATGAGATGGATCCTGCGGCATCTAATGGTGAAGCAATTCTTGCATTTAAAAATTCATCAATAGGAAATGGAGTCTGTGATAACATAGGAATATCTGGTTGGTATGCCGGTGTAGCAGCACATACAAACTCAACTATTAATCTGGACGGACTTGCAATTTCGGATTGTTCATTCGGAGTGGTAGCAGAAAACAACTCTACAGTATCGTGTAAAAATGGCACAATAACTGGGTGTGATGTTGTGGGGATTGTTGCGAATAACAATTCTATAATTAGAACTACAAACACTACAGTCGGATCTGGTGGATATAGTCCACTAACAATTGATCTTGATAACGTCGGTTCTGATGCTTCTGAATTGATGTCAGGAGATTACCTGTCGATTAACCTAGATGATGGTGTATCAGTAACGACAAAGTGTGTTTGGAACTCATTCAAAGATCCATATAACAGGATGATAGATCCTGTTTTTGATCTGTATAATTACTACCCATTAAACACAGGAAATCAAATTTATCTCCAATCAATCTGGCCAGTAGTTGGTTTAGGTTTCAGAGATGTATCAACAAACGAATCTTCACCCAATAGAATTATATCTTCGGGTGGATTTCTTTACGGGGTTGGACAGGGTGTCTTACCAGAAAATAGTCTTGCCAGTACATATGAACCAGATGGTGAGTGTAATTCTGCTGACGAGGATCTAGCAGGTGGAGTATGTTACCCTCCGGGATTCTTTGGTGATCCATTCGACTTCATTTCAACGGGTGATGGAGGATTCTTTGGACCTGGAGATCTTTTTTGTACAAATTGCGTAAACTGCACAGATTGTGAAAATGGTTGTGCAAGCAGTGGTGGTATATGTGAAAACTTCTGTTGTAGCAACTGTTCGGATTATGCATGTGATCCTGCGAACGGGTGTGATGGAGGTGACTGTGATGATGATGAGGATGATGTTGATCCGCCCGACAATCCCGGCGACGGCGATCCACCAGTAGACGATCCATGCGACGACGAACCATGTCAATCAGGATGTGCGCCGGATCCAGGCGATGGCGATTTCTGTTCGTGGTGTGTTCAGTGTGGTAATCCAGACGATTGTTTCTGTACTTGTAATCCAGGCGACCCATGCTGTGCAGATCCAGATGGTTGCGAATGTACAGGAGAGGATGGAACATGTTGTGGTGTAGATTGTACACAGGCCATCGACTGTCAAGGTAGTGGATGTTGTTGTGATGCAACTGATACAGATGGTAAACCGTGTTTCTGTAAGAATGATGAGAATACATGTTCGGGATTTGGAACGCCGTGTGAAGGAATCCCAGGTCTGTTCCAAGAATGTACTAACTGTCCAGATGGAGAATGTATCTGTCCTCCCGGTACAGATAATGAATTCACTTGTACAAGACCATGTAATAACGTAGAACCACCAGATGAGACAACGTATAGACTAGTCGATCATCCTATGGGAATTGGTTTCTTATCACATAACAACTCATCAATCGATGCTCCAAGATGTTATGTTTCTCTTCTGAGAAATGGCGGTTTCGTTGCAATGGAAAACTCATTAATCGATGCCAACCTATCGTTTGTTAGGGGATGTGCAGGACCAGGTTTCCTTTCGAGAGAGAACAGTAGTATCAATGCTAGGAATTCCTCTGCACAGAGAACCCGAGGCGGATACACTGCTAGACAAAACTCAAATATCCAAGCACAGATGGCGTATGCAACAGACAATGCCGAGTATAACTTTATCGCACGAAATGATTCTATCATTAACTGTGAAAAAGCGACCTCTGCAATCTCAAGAACAATCTCATCAGGCACAACGGTTGCAACCATCACAACAGCAAACCAAATTTATGCCGGAATGTCAACCGCACATGGACAATCTAACTTGGGTTCATTCATAAATAAGACAGGAATCATTGAGTTAGAAGTTGGTAATGTCACACCCAATAATGCTGATGATTGGGCAGTCGATTCAACGTCTCATATAGAACCACCAACAACAAGCGGCGCATCATAAACTAAGGGTAATACATGTCGATAACCAACAACACCAAAATCCAAATAGTCATCGATTCTACAGATGGTAGAATCGTAGACATATTAAAAGAAAATGATAATTCATCACGCTATCGTTCCAAAGGAGCGTATGAGATTTTCACTATGGATAAGGAGTTGTTCGACAAACTAAACACAAACAACGAGGAAGTTCAAGGATTCGATCCCAGAGGAACAGTTAAAATTCCAGCACAGCGATCTGCTTCCTCTGGTGGTTGTGGTGACGATGGTTGGTATTACAATGCAATAGTTGGGTGTGGTGAATTTTCTCACGACGAACGAGTAGAACTTGACAAGATTCGGGCCCACACCAGATCGAGAGTCCTCGAATTTCCGCCAAGAACATTCAAACCGGAGTATGGTCAACCATCTTCTGGATCGCAGGGCAAATGGAATGGTGTTACACTTAGTTGTGCAAAAGAAAGTATTTACTTTTCCGGAAACGGTGGACAAATAGTCCTTCCATCCAGAGGTGGTCATAACGGATCAACCCTAGACAACTGGTTACTTAGTGGGTGGGTTTGGTTCCAATCCCCGAGTTTACCTAATGGTACGATCTTGGCAAAACTTGATACCTCGGCCACTCAGGGATACACTGGACCAGAAAGCGGAACAACAGGACCAACTGGAGGTTTTACTGGTGGTAGTGGTGACTGTTTCTTGCTCAATCAAGAAGGATCATCCGTTAAATTCCATTGGTCTGATGCTGCTGATACATCAGTCACCGGATTGGTGAATAATGTAACAATCACCACAGTGACAAACAATGCAACAGGACCAACAAGTGGTGCGAACATTCCATTTCAAAAGTGGCATCATATTGCAGTAGCGTACAGAAACTCTGCCGCAGGATCAACCGTCACAGCATACGTCAACGGAGTGCGAACTGTAAACCAATCAACAAACGGTGGTGGTATCAAGTTAAACCCACACCCGTTTGTGTTTGGTGGTAAGTTCGATCCAAACGGATCAGACGATCATCGTGACAACTGGGGTGGATTTATAGATGAATTTGTGATTGGTTGTACATCCGGAACAGTATTAACTGCTGGAGCAAGTGCTGCGATTCTCAATACGACATACCAAAAGGGTACTGCTCTTACGGGAGCGACAACAGGCCTTGGTGACGAAATTTGGCGACCAGGATATGCATATTACATTCCATCAAGAGGAACATCTGGGTGTTCATTGTTTGATGTTCAGTCTGGTAATAATCCACATTTGAACAATAGAGAGTTCTATGAAGGTATCGTTACTATCTGGAATACTACCAAGAAGAGATTGTTCTTGAGAAACACAACCGGAACTGGTGGTTATGATTATCCAACTATCGGCGGTGGATTCATTACGGGAATGTCATGTGCTGCTCACTATGCAGTACAATCAACAGGAGGAAACTCTGGTGCTGGAGGAAGTGGTGGTCTTGACATAGTGGATATCAGCACATACCAAGGTATCATTAGAAATACACTAGAGTCTGATACAGAAGATCTTACATACGCAAGAATTTATGGACAGACACACAACCCAGGTCCTACCGGATCTTCGGATAATGGGTTTTGTACATTATTCTTTGGGGATGGTTCTTGTGGTGGATTTAGTGGCACGACAGGATACTTTGGTCCCGCCGGTGAAACACACACGGGATCAACAGGTGGTGGTTCATTCTCGTTTGTTCCTAGACCAGAAGCAATGGGCCCATTGGGTGAATTGGTTACTTCGATTAATGCAGGAACTTCGAGTGGATCTTGTGGTTCATACTCTATCGAAAATGCAGAAGGTGATCCCGTTAAGTTTACAGGAACAGAAGTCATCCGTCTCTGGGGAGATCTTACAGAATATAAAAGACGGAACGAATCAGAAGAGAAGTCAGGAGTAGACAAAATTAATATCATAACAGCACTTACAGACGGCAAAACAATTCTTGATGCAAGAGTAACTACCCTTGCAAACGGAACAGAACTAGTCCTGAGTAAAGGCACATATGTATCACTTATACCTGCAACTTCTACTGGTAGTGGTTATGGATTTAGTACAAAATGACGGAAAAATAGATGAACAGATTTATTCATAATGTAGATGAAGATAGAATTATAATAAACAACGAATCGATAGATTTTCAACTTTTTAAAAAACTAGAACCGGACTATGATCCACCAAAAGATCAAAGAACCAGAGTCTATATTCAGAACCAAGAGCATTACCAAAGTAATGGTTCTACAATAATCCCCCTTCCTATTCCTTGGGAAGATGGGGATCGTTTTATTTCGAGATTGAACGAGTTTAAAAATTACAAAAAGATCTATGACGACGAGGCCCGGATCGAGTCAGAAAGGATCAGAAAGGTACGAAATTTCCTTGGTAAACAAAAATAGATGTTCAAAAAAGTTTAGAAAACCAAGAGGCGGTGAAGGAACTGCCATTAGAAAATGCACTAGAAATCATACATATAAAAAGAAGAGGAGCATTTTAGATGGCACAACCAGCAACGAGACAACAACTGAAGGACTATGCTCTGAGGAGACTCGGGGATCCTGTGATCGAGATCAATGTTGATGACGCACAGGTAGAAGATAGACTTGACGATGCACTTCAATTCTTTGCAGAATACCATTTTGATGGTGTGCAGAAACAATTTTATAAGCATCAGTTAACATCAGACGATATGACAAACGAATATATTGATATGAATCAAGTCGATTCCTCTGTTATCAGTGTAACAAGAATATTCGAACAGGGAAACAACAGCGTAAACATGTTTGATGTTCGATATCAAATGGCACTCAACGATTTCTATGGAGTGCGTACTGGTATGGGAAATCTGGCACAGTATGATATTACAAAGAGACACCTGGCACTTATTCAGCAGATGTTAGATCCAGAAAAGGCAGTTCGATTCTCCAGAGTTACAAATAAACTACTGATCGATACTGACTGGTCTGAGAATTTTTCTGTTGGTGATTTTGTCGTAATCGAAGCATACTCCATTCTAGATCCAAACACATACACAGAAATCTATAATGATAGACTTCTGAAAGAGTATGTCACATCACTAATCAAAAGACAGTGGGGAATGAACTTATCCAAGTTCCAGAACATCACACTTCCCGGTGGTCTTTCATATAATGGTGCAGAGTTATACTCTCAGGGACAAGAAGAAATTACAAAGATAGAAGAAGAAGTTCAACTCAAGTACGAGTTACCACCAGATTTTATGGTAGGATAAAATGGCAAAGAATTCTTATTTCAGACGAAACATCGGGAGTGAGCAGAGACTCATTGAAGATCTCACCGTGGAGGCAATCAAAATGCACGGTGAGGATATGGTGTATATACCCCGAACTCTGATGAACGAAGATAAACTATTCGGTGAAGACACCCAGTCAAAGTTTGACGATGGGTACTCGCTCGAAATGTATATTGAAAGTGCAGATGGATTTGAAGGAGACGGCGACTTTGTTTCTAAGTTTGGACTTGAAATACGAGACAGTGTAAGTCTTGTCTTTGCCAAGAAACGATTTGAACAAGTCGTCACAGTAAACGAGGCACCAATTCAGAAACCCCGAGAAGGTGATTTAATTTACTTCCCACTCTCGAAGGGTTTGTTTGAAATTAAGTTTGTTGAACACGAAAATCCATTCTATCAGTTAGGTAAACTCCACACATATAAAGTCTCATGCGAACTGTTCGTCTACAGTCACGAAGAAATCGATACTGGATATTCAGATATTGATGCCCTCGAAGATGATAGACAGGACTTTGAGATTGAACTCACAATGGGTACTCTTAACGCAGGACAAGACTATCGTATCGGAGAAGAAGTTTATCAGGGTTCTGTTGGATCAGAGACGGCACTTGCCAAGGTTACGGACTGGACACTATCCACGAAGTTGCTTTCTATTGTGGGTATCTCGGGAACATTCTCCAACTCACAGAATGTCATCGGAAGAACAACTGGAACCAATTATACAATGAACTCACAGGAAACCACGACAACAGTGATTCCACAAGGTGTTACTGGTGGTAGTGACGGAGATAATGAGTCGATAGAATTTGAATTAGATAAGGATTCTATCTTTGACTTCACAGAGAATGATCCGTTCTCGGAGGGTAACTATTAATGTTTACACATTTCTATAATAGTTCCGTAAGAAAAACCGTAGTGGCGTTCGGATCGTTATTCAATGACATTGTTATTGCACGGAGTGATTCTTCAGGTGCAGAAGTAGAACGTATCCGGGTTCCTTTATCATACGGACCAAAGGAAAAATTTCTCACACGACTAAACAACTTCAATTCTTTGAGCGATTCTGCTAAGGCGGAAATCACTTTACCAAGAATTGGATTTGAGATCACTGATGTATCATATGATCCAACACGGAAAAGAAACACATTATCGAAGAGCAGACAGTCAACTCAAACTGGTGCCGGATCTACTCTCGATTATGCGTTTGCGGAAGTTCCATATAACTTTAACTTTGCTGTCTCTGCGTTTACACGAAACATGGATGATGGTTTGCAGATCATGGAACAGATTCTGCCTTACTTTACTCCAGAGTTTACAGTCTCAATCAACTTCACAGATTTATATGACAAATTAGATGTTCCTATTATTCTCAATAATGTGTCTATTGTCGAGGACTACGAGGGTGATTTTGATTCGAGAAGAAACATCCAGATAAACTTCGACTTCACAGCAAAATCTTTCTGCTTTGGTCCAACGAAGAACTCTTCGGTTATCCGACAAACAAAGACTGTATTCTTCAACGATGGACTAAACGATTGGATTTACGGACCCACTGGGGCAACCTCTCAGGGCGCGACAGGTGCGTTGTCCCGCGTTGATGTCGGACTTTCTGGTGCAACAGGTACTGTCACTGGGTATACAGCAGAAACCAACATCTATGTCTTCGGTGCAACCGGATCGACTGCTGGACCACCGATCGACTCGCAAGGTAATACATATTGAATGGAGTAATTAATCATGAGTAAAGACAATTCAGATGAAAAGATATCAGAAGCATTGAATATCAACTTCGATCCTGATGCCGAAACCCAAGACATAGTTCCACACCAACCAACAGAGATCACCACGGATGTCCCGAAAGGTGATGAAGATGTTGACTATAGATTGGTAAGGAATAATCTAAAAGAACTGATCAATACAGGCACAGGTGCCATTGATGGTATTCTTGCTGTTGCATCAGAGGGCGAATCACCCCGAGCATACGAAGTTGCAGCACAGATGATCAAAGTCGTCTCGGAAGCAAACAAAGATCTGGTAGATCTACACAAGCGAATGGGTGACATCAAGAAAGACAAGACAACCAACAACGTGAAGAACACCACAAACAATTCGATTTATGTTGGTTCAACTAAAGAACTGTTGGACATGATCAATGATAGTCGGAGTACAACAAAGTTTATAGATCATGAGTGAAAAATATCTCGGCAACCATAATCTCAAGGCAGCAGATGTTCCTGTAGAGTTCACCGAAGATCAGGTTCAAGAATATTTGAAATGTGCCTCTGATCCAATCTACTTCATCAAAAACTATATCAAGATTGTCTCTCTCGACGAGGGTCTTGTGCCGTTCGAGATGTGGGACTTTCAAGAGGACATCGTAGATAAAGTTCACAACAACCGATTCGTGATTGCTAAACTGCCTCGGCAGACAGGTAAATCAACAACTATGATTTCCTATCTGCTACACTACACACTCTTCAACCAGAGTGTCTCTGTTGCCATTCTAGCAAACAAACTCGCAACTGCACGCGAACTTCTGTCTCGGTTGAAACTGGCATATGAGTATTTACCTAAGTGGATGCAGCAAGGTATCATTGAATGGAACAAGGGATCAATTGAACTGGAGAATGGTTCGAAGATCCTCGCATCTGCAACATCATCGAGTGCGGTTCGTGGTGGATCGTTCAACATGATCTTCCTAGACGAGTTTGCATACGTCCCAGAGAACGTAGCGGGTGAGTTTTTTAGTTCGGTATACCCAACCATCTCATCTGGTAAAACCACCAAAGTCCTCATGGTATCGACGCCCAAGGGACTTAACATGTTTTACAAGTTCTGGACTGACGCAGAGAATGGTAGGAATGAATATGTTCCTATAGAGGTACACTGGTCTGCCGTGCCAGGACGAGATGAAAAATGGAAACAACAGACAATATCAAACACATCTCAAGAACAGTTTGCAACTGAGTTCGAATGTGACTTCATTGGTTCTGTCCACACGTTGATATCGACATCTAAATTAAAATCGATGTCATACAAGGAACCCGTGTATGATGATGGAGAAGGACTTCTTGTATATGAAGAACCGAAACAAGATCACCACTATGTAATGACGGTAGATACCGCAAGAGGTATGGGAAATGACTACAGTGCATTCAGTGTGTTTGATACAACACAAATGCCATACACAGTAGTTGCGACTTTCAGAAACAACACAATCGCACCTATGCTTTATCCCAACATAATAAATGCCGTTGGTAAAAAATATAATACAGCACATGTGTTTATCGAGGTGAACGACATTGGTGGACAGGTTGCAGACATCTTACATGCCGATCTTGAATATGATAACATTCTCATGTGTACAGTGAAGGGACGAAAGGGTCAGGTTCTGAGTGGTGGATTCGGTCAAGGTGAGTCGATCATGGGTATCAGACAAACCACTGTCACTAAACGTGTGGGGTGTGCTACACTCAAAAGTCTTGTTGAGGGTGATCAGTTACTGGTTGAAGACTTCAATACCATAGCAGAGATGACTTCCTTTGTTGCAAAGAAGCAGTCATTCGAGGCAGATGATGGACATAACGACGATTTGGCAATGACATTGGTGATGTTTGCATGGTTGACTAGTCAGGATTACTGGAAAGATCTGATGAACACAGACATCAGAAAAGAACTATTCGAAGATAAAATGAAACAAATTGAAGATGAGATGTTACCTTTTGGATTTATTGATACTGGGGACGCTGTTGACTATGAAGTCGATGATCAGGGTGATGTTTGGCGTTCTGTCGAAGACTGGTAATCCCTACATAAGAGGTATAGAAGTAATTTTGTGATGGTGCGAAAATAGTATTTTCATAAATATTATCGTTAAGCATAACAGCCGTTAAAGGAGAATAAACAATGGGATTCCAAGTAAGTCCAGGCGTTAACGTCACAGAAAAAGATCTTTCGCAGATCGTACCAGCAGTTTCAACAACCGCTGCTGGATTCGCTGCTCCATTCGCATGGGGCCCTGCCAAAACAAGAATTTTAATTGATAGCGAGAACACTCTTCGTCGGATCTTCGGTGATCCAGATGAGGATAACTACGAATATTGGTTCACTGCTGCCAACTTTTTAGGTTATGGAAATAACCTTCAGATCGTTCGAGCAGTTGATAGCACATGGTTGAACGCAGATACCGAGTCAAGTTCACAAGTGCAGGTTGCAAACCGCAGAGAGTTTGATGCTGGCGGAGGTCAGGCCGGCGCACAATTCATTGCTAAGTATCCCGGTATACGAGGTAACTCGATTGCAGTCCACGTTTTTGATGGAGATGGTTCTACGAACGGTCTTCACGGACTGACTGCTGGACTCAACTCAAACTTTGTGGTACTCAAAGCAAGTGGTGCGGCGGTAACAGGTGTCTGTGGTGATATTAAACTACACAAGGGCGACATCTTAAAGTTTAATGACAGAAGAGAACACACCGTTGTTGGTGTGAGTGGTGCTGCTGATGCAGAAGAGTTTACTGTTCGATACGGTTCTACTGGATCTACGTTAGGATCTGGTGCCGCCGTAGGTGGTGTTAGTGAACTTTCACACATTGAAATTTTCCCACCACTTAATGCAGCAATTACACAAGCAACTTCGAGTGGTACATCGCTCAAGATCTTCAACAAGTATGCAAAGGACTTTGTTAATACACCAACCACATCTACTAATGTAGATTTCCGTGGTGGATCTGGTGACGAACTAAACATCGCAATCGTCGATGAAGATGGTTTGTTTACTGGAGTCAAGGGCGCAATCCTTGAGAAGTTCGAAGGTGTTTCTAAGGCAAGAGATGCTAAGGACGGAGACGGAAACTCAATTTTCTGGAAGAACGCTGTCAACGATAGATCAGACTACGTTTACGGAAAAGCAGACTTCACTGGTATTGATAGTGCTGGAGGATTAACTACAGATTTCGCTCTCCTCTCCAATGGTGATGCTAGAACAGGTTTCGACAATATGTTCTACAAGGCACTTTCAGGTGGTGCAGGACAGGTATCAGGTGTTTCTGCTGCTGCACTATACACCGATGGTTACGATCAGTTCGAGGATCCAGAAACAGTTGATGTTTCTCTCATTCTTGGTGGACCTGGTAATGCAGTCAAAGACGGACTTCTCGTCGATCTCTGTGATAAGAGAAAGGACTGTGTTGCATTCATCTCACCCCCGGTTGCAGATCTTAAGAACAAGACTGCCGAGGAAGCAACTAAATCAGTTGTTGACTACAAGAGAGACACTCTCAACAAGGACAGTTCTTATGCAGTAATTGATGGTAACGTGAAAGTCATGCTTGACCGTTACAACGATGTTCTTCGACACGTTCCGCTAAACGGTGATATTGCCGGACTTGCAGCACGAACAGAAGAGATTGCAGATGCATGGTTCTCTCCAGCAGGATTTAACCGTGGACAACTCCGTGGTGTAGTCCGACTCGGGTTCAACCCATCGAAGACACACAGAGATGAACTGTATAAGAATAACATCAACCCAGTTGTGTCATTCCCCGGACAGGGAACAGTCCTGTTTGGTGATAAGACAATGCAGACTAAGGCAAGTGCCTTCGATAGAATCAATGTTCGTAGATTGTTCATTGTTCTTGAGAAAGCAATCGCTTCTGCATCTAAGTTCCAACTCTTCGAACTCAACGATGAGTTCACAAGGGCGCAGTTCAGAAACTTGGTTGTTCCGTTCCTCAGAACAGTTCAAGGTAGAAGAGGTATCACTGACTTCAGAGTTGTATGTGACGAAACAAACAACACTGGCGAAGTGATTGATAGAAATGAATTTGTTGCAGACATCTTCGTTAAACCAGCAAGATCGATCAACTACATTCAGTTGAACTTCATTGCAACTCGATCTGGTATCGATTTCGACGAAGTTGGTCTAGGATAATAAAAAGTAGAATGGGCCCCTTCGGGGGCCCTACTACATATAAAGTAATAAAAACACTTTCAGGAGAAACAATAAATGGCATTTCAGAACATCGAAAACTTCATCCAAAAATTTGCGGGTGGTGGTGTTCGTACAAACCTCTTTGAAGTTGTTGGTAATGTAGGTCCAGTAGACGGTGAATTAGAACAACTCAACTTCTTAGTTAGAACAGCACAACTTCCAGCATCCTCAGTGGGTGTCGTGGAAGTACCATTCCGTGGTAGAAACGTAAAGATTCCAGGCGATAGATCGTTCGCTGATTGGTCAATCAGTGTTCTTTTAGATCAAGACTTCGTTCTTCGAGATTCGTTCGAGAGATGGTCTAGTCTCATCAATCAGCATGTTGATAACTCTAGTGCATTCACTGTACAACCAATCGGTGGTGCAGGAATCTACCAGAACTGGCAAGTCTATTCGTTAGACAGACAGGGTATTCGACGCAAGGGTTATAACTTTGTTGGTTGCTGGCCATCTGAAATTGGAACGGTTGATCTAAACAACGATCCAACGACAGGTATCGGCGAATTCCCAGTCACACTTACTTATCAGTATTGGACTACAAGGGAAACAACCGATGGCAACGCTGGCGAACTCACTGCCTGATAATTCAAGTAAGGATATTACATAATGGAAGTATTTGGGTTTAATATATCCCGAAGTGGAAAGATAGACACCAACTCATCTGAGTCGGATCTAGTAGAGAAGGAACCAGTAAAATCCTTCATTACTCCCGAGTCAGATGATGGTGCTATATCTGTAGCAGGTGGTTTTTTCGGAAATCACTATGTTGACTTTGAGGGTGCATCTAGGAATGATGTAGATCTCATTAAAAAATATAGAGACATGGCATTACATGCTGAAGTCGAAATGGCCGTTGACGATATCGTCAACGAGTCTATTGTCTTTGATGGGTTCAAGAAACCAGTAGAAATTTACCTTGATGATCTGGATGCACCAGAGACTATCAAGAATAAAATTAGAGAAGAGTTTGATTTCATTCTCAAGACAACTGATTTCTATAATAAGGGATATGAAATATTTCGTAGATGGTATGTGGATGGTAAATTATTCTTCCACATTATCCTTGATCCGTCTAATACTAAAAAGGGTATTCATGAATTGCGTCCTGTTGATCCGATTAAGATCAAGAAGATTCGCAAGGTAAACAAGAAGGTTGATCCTAAATCTGGAATCTCCCTGATTGATTCTGTAGAAGAATTTTATGTCTACCTCGACAACGACGATGTAACATCTAACACGGCGACCACATCAGATAAACTTTTGTCTGAGCAAGGAATCAAAGTATCCCCTGACTCTATTGCATATTGTCATTCTGGATTGTTTGATTCATCAAAGAAACGTGTTCTTGGATATCTACAGAAGGCAATAAAACCACTCAATCAACTTCGCATGATCGAAGACGCGGTTGTTATTTACAGGATCTCTAGGGCCCCTGAACGTAGAATCTTTTACGTTGACGTAGGTAACTTACCAAAGAACAAAGCAGAACAATATCTGCGTGATGTCATGAACCGCTATAAGAATAAAATGGTTTATGATGCATCAACTGGTGCAATGCGAGATGAACATAGGCACCAGTCCATGCTTGAAGATTACTGGATGCCGCGAAGAGAAGGTGGTCGGGGAACCGAAATCACAACTCTGGATGGTGGACAGAATCTAGGCGAGATGGAAGACGTAATGTACTTCCAGAAGAAACTATACAAGTCCTTGAATGTTCCGATCTCTAGACTAGAAGCAGAGAACGGATTCAACATGGGTCGTTCTTCTGAGATTACAAGAGACGAAGTTAAGTTCTTCAAGTTCATCGAGAGACTTCGTAAGAAGTTTAGTGAATTATTCTCTGTACTTCTCAAAGTTCAGTTGATGAGTAAAGGTATTATTACCGAGGATGATTGGGCAAAGTATGAAGATGTGATTTTCTTTGACTTTACCAAAGACTCGTACTTCACTGAACTTAAGGAAAACGAACTTCTTAAAGAGCGTATTGATCTCTTACAGACAGTAGACGATTACATTGGCAAGTATTACTCGATCGAATATGTCCGCAAGAACATCCTCAAGCAAAGCGAAGAAGATATTAAACTTATTGATACACAGATCAAATCAGAAACGGCATCTGGTGATATCGATTCTGATTCTGATGAAGGAGATGATGATGGATTCTAGAAAAGCAATCGATGCTGCACTGATAAACAATGCAAATGCATTCAAGCAGCATATAGAAAATGGACTGAATGACAGGGCATCAAACGCACTGCACCAAAAACGACTAGAAATCTCGGTGGATTCTATGCATGTTCAACCCGAAGTTGAAGCACAACCCGAGGTTGAGGCATCAGAATAACTATATACTAGGTAGATTAAATACACGAAAAGGACCACCAAATGAAGAAACTAGTACCAGCAATCATGATCGACAACCTCAAAGCAGCATCCGATGCATTTGAGCAGATCATGCAAGAAAAGATTACTGATGCTATCGAAGCAAAGAAGTTCGAGTTGGCACAAGCGATCGACGAAAAGAAAAAGTTAGATCCAGTTGATCACGACGAACTCGATGGTGATCACGATGATCGTGAAGATAAAGACATCGATAACGATGGTGATGTAGATAGCAGCGATGAGTATCTACACAACAGAAGAAAGACCGTTAAGAAGGCAGTCAAGAGCGAAGAGGTTGAGGTAGACGAAGCAGTCACCACAACCTTAAAGTTTAAGAAGGATGCCGATGGTGTTTCTGCTGGCGGTAAAAAGGTCGGTAAGGGAAAGTATAAATTCACTTTCAAGAATGATACTGAAATGATGAAGTTCATGGATAAGCATTCATCGAAGGTTGAAGAAGGTGTTGAAACTGAAATTGCCAGAGAGAAAGAATCCATCGCAAGAAGCAACGAAAAGATCAAGGGTCTTCAGGACAAAGAGGACCGTAAAAAGGCAATAGGAGATAACAAATAATGTTTCTTATCACCGAGACAACTGAAGACGTTAGATTTCTGACTGAAGAGAAAAATGGAGAGAAGCAATACTTCATTGAAGGCATCTTCATGCAGGCAGAAAAGAAAAATCGCAACGGAAGAGTATATCCCAAGAAGACTCTTCTTGATGAAGTAAGGCGATATAATAAAGAGTATGTACAGAAGAATCGAGCAATGGGTGAATTAGGGCATCCAGAAGGACCGACGGTCAATCTGGAACGTGTGTCCCACATCATCAACGACCTTCGTGAAGAAAATGACAATATCATTGGTAAGGCGAAAATCCTAGAAACCCCATACGGAAAGATCGTAAAAAATCTGATGGATGAGGGAGCAAAGTTAGGTGTATCGTCTCGTGGTATGGGAACCTTGAAAGAAAGAGGCGGAGTTAATGAAGTTCAGAAGGACTTCATGTTATCTGCTGTAGACATTGTGGCAGACCCATCTGCACCAGATGCTTTCGTTAACGGAATCATGGAAGGTAAGCAATGGGTTTGGGATAACGGACTCATGAGAGAACAGGTTATCGACAGTTATCAGAAGATGATTAGTTCAGCATCTTCTGCCGAACTCAATGAAACAAAACTAAACGCATTCAAGGACTTTTTAAGTAGACTCTAAAACCCCAAATATATAAATAGGTCGTAGTAACAAATAAAGGAGCATTTTAAATGGCTACTAATAACACAGAAAAAGAAGTTCAGTTAGACGAATCGATGTCTGACTCAGATCTTGGTCTTCAGATGGCCAAGATGCATACCCTTATGAAAAACAATGGTGCATCTGACGATGATATCGCAGAAGCACTTTCTGATTGGAAGACTCTTTCATCCGAAGAGATCACAGAACGTCTTCAAGAAGAACTCGCTAAGGTCGAAGAAGGTTACGGTAAAATGAACGCTTCTAAGATGAAGAAAGAGGAAGACGAGGACGAGGACGAGGATGAAGATAAGGAAGTCGAAGAAGGCAAAGTCCCACCCCAGTTCGTAAAGAACTTGAAGAAGAAAAAGGGTGAAGACGATGACGACGACAAGGAAGAAGTCGAAGAAACTGCCGACATGGATCAAGCAAAGAACGTCGCAAAGACTATTCTTGACGTTGACGACAACCAGGCAACTGATGGTAAGAAAGCAACTGATGTTCCTGCCGGTAAAAAGGGTAAGGGTAAGGTTGAGAAACCAAACATGAAGGAGCATATTGACGCTCTCTTCACTGGTGAAGAACTTACCGAAGACTTCCGTACAAAGGCAACTACCATCTTCGAAGCAGCAGTAAACGAAAGAGTCACTGCAATCGAAGAGGAGTTAACTGAGAACCACAACACTCAACTCGCAGAGCAAGTTGAGTCAATCACTGATGAGTTGACAACTAAAGTAGATGATTATCTGGGTTATGTTGTAGAACAGTGGATGAAGGATAATGAACTCGCAATCACCAACGGTCTTAGAACCGAAATCGCCGAAGACTTCATGGTCGGACTCAAGAATCTCTTCGAGGAATCATACATTGATGTCCCCGATGAGAAGACTGATCTGATTGAAGAACTCGCAACCAAGGTTAGCGATCTCGAAGATTCGCTCAATGAGCAGATCACAAACAATGTAGAACTCCGTAAGGACATCTTAGAGTCCACCTGTGATGGTGTGTTCTCTGAGGTATCAAGAGACTTAGCGGACACCGAGGTTGAGAAACTTCGTTCGTTAGTCGAAGGAATTGAGTACGAGACAGAAGATCAGTACCGGGAGAAGATCAACGTAATTAAAGAAAGTTACTTTGGTACTCATGCATTTTCAAAGAAGACCGAACTCTTCAATGAAGCACCCCAGACAGATTCAGAGGAAACTGTGCAAGATCCAATCACAGATCCTGTAATGTCATTGTATTCACAAGCAATCAGTAGAACTTCATCACCAAACAAAGTTTCGTAAATTTACTCAAACATAAATAAAAAAGTGTTTAAAAGGAAACAAGGAGAACACAACAATGGACCCGAATAACACATTCAATGTAGACGAATTAACCTCGAAGTGGAAACCACTTCTTGAACATTCAGATCTTCCGTCGATCGACGACAACTATAAGAGGAACGTAACTGCGATTCTTCTTGAGAACGAAGAGAATGCTCTTCGTGAACAGGCACATGCCGAGGGACGAGAGTTCATCTCGGAAGCACCTGCTAACGCTAGCCAAGGTGGTCTTGGTCTTGCTGCAAACAACAGTAACTCGAACATGCAGGGATACGATCCAATTCTTATCTCTCTCGTTCGTCGTGCTATGCCCAACCTGATGGCATACGACATCTGTGGTGTGCAACCAATGACAGGTCCTACCGGACTTATCTTTGCAATGAAGAGCAAGTACATCAATCAGAGCGGTGAAGAGGCACTCTTCAACGAACCAGCAACCAAGTTCGCAGGACTCACTGCTGGCCACGCAGGTATTGTTACCAGTGGTATCACTGCTGACCCACTTCTGGGTTATGGTGTTGGTGACAGTGCAACTACCGTTCCAGCAACTGGTCTTGACGCTGGTACTGGAATGACAACTACCGAAGCAGAAAACCTCGGTACAAGTGGACAAGCATTCAACGAGATGGCATTCTCTATCGAGAGAACATCGGTTGTTGCTAAGACTCGCGCCCTCAAGGCAGAGTACACCACTGAACTCGCTCAGGATCTCAAGGCGGTTCACGGTTTAGATGCAGAGACTGAACTCGCAAACATTCTCAGCACGGAAATCCTTGCTGAAATCAACCGCGAAGTCGTTCGAACCATCTATCGTCAGGCGAAACTTGGTGCCCAGCACCTCGATCTTCGTAGTAAGACCGTAGGTATTACTGCTGCTAACCTCGTTGGACACGCAGGTGCGACCGCTGCATTCGGTGGTATCTACGACTTAGATGCTGACTCCGACGGTCGTTGGAGTGCTGAAAGATTCCGTGGACTCATGTTCCAGATCGAACGTGAAGCAAACGTAATCGCTAAGGAAACTCGACGCGGTAAGGGTAACTTCATCGTCTGTTCCGCAGACGTTGCTTCTGCCCTCGCAATGGGTGGATTCCTCAACATCTCACCTGCTCTCAACGTCAACCTTAACGTCGATGACACTGCCAGCACTTTCGCTGGTGTCCTCAACGGTAAGATGAAGGTTTACGTCGATCCATACGCAGGTGCAGGTACTGACTCTGTTTCGAAGAACTTCGTTGCAGTCGGTTACAGAGGTACTTCACCTTACGATGCTGGTATGTTCTACTGCCCATACGTTCCACTCCAGATGGTTCGTGCGGTTGGTGAGAACTCCTTCCAGCCGAAGATCGGATTTAAGACTCGTTACGGACTGGTAAACAACCCGTTCGTCTCGAACGCAGATCCGAGCAGTTCGGTTCGTATCAACCAGTATTACCGAATCTTCCGTGTAGATAACCTGCATGGCCTTGGTGACGGTTCAGTATACGCTGCTGACTGATCGGTAAGTAAAACGTAAATCAGGGGAGAGTCCTAGTGACTCTCCCCTTTTTTATTGTATAAATAGTGTAGAGGAGATTTCTTATGGCAAAACCACTACCAAATATTCCACCAGCAGGTGTGAGTCTGGACGTAAACAATCGTACTATTACGAACGAGAGTTATCTACAACCTATCTCGTTTCAGTTTTCGTGTCCAAAAACACCCACACTAAACTACTTCGTTCAGTCGGTTCAGATACCAGGCGTCGATAGTGCAGCAGCATTTCAACCAACAGCACTTATCAACTCACCTCTACCCGGACAAGACTTCACATACCAACCACTGGCCGTTTCGTTTATCATAGACGAAAACATGAACAACTGGTTGGAAGTATATAACTGGTTGATTAGCACAAAGGCAACAGACAGGTTCGATCGAGTAGCAGCACCAGCAGATCAATTTTCTGATGCCAGTATTCTAGTGATGAACAATAAGATGCAGGCCATTCGTCGTATAGAATTTTCTCGGATGTTCCCTACCAGTCTCACAGAGATTCAATTCGATAGTGCCAATACTGATCCCGGACCTATCTTAGCAACGGCAACATTTGCATACACTTACTATGAAGTGAGTGAAATACTGCCTTGACTTTTGATGTGAGTGTGGTATACTTTAGTATCACACAGGAGGTATACTATGAAACTTGATGAACTACGGCGTATGGCAGAGAGAGATTCTGTTCTTGACGATACGGCACTGGATATTGAATCTCTCAAGATTCCACAACTGCATAATAAGTACATGAATATTCTCATGGAGTGTAAGTTCGATTTATCTAAGGTCGAACGAGACTATAGATCTCTAAAGAGAATCAAGTGGGAATACTACACAGGCAAAATGTCAGAAGAAGATCTGGAACGCCTTGAGTGGGAACCCTTTGACCTTAAAATTCTAAAGCAAGATCTTGATCTATACCTAGACTCCGACGATGATCTGTGTCTTATGCAAGACAAAATGGTTCTTGCAAAAGAGAAACTAAACTACGTCGAGTCGTTCATCAAAGAACTGAACAATAGGCACTGGAAGATCCGTAATGCCATCGAATGGAAGAAGTTTACTAACGGAGTTTCATAGTGAACGAAGCACACCGACTGTACTTTAGGCAAGTATATAGAATTGCCTGTAATAGTACAAACCCAATAGATAAAAATGCCGCTGGTATCGGTTTTGAACACCAAGGAGAAATTCTTGGTGGTGCTTCTAATACAATACAAAACTACCAAGAGTGGATGTCTGCACCACAGTATCTTCGTTACTTATCAGAACACGCAGAAGTAAACGTAATCAATAAATTTAAAATGGCGAATCTACCAACAGAAGGTACGATACTATTTGTTCCTTGGGGATCGTCTCCTAGATCTTGCAAGTACATCAAAGATGCCGGTATTGTTAAAGTCGTATATCATAAAAATGCTCTCGACAAAGTACCAACACAATCAAGAAAGTCATGTCAGGTTGGTCTTAACCTCCTGAACAGATTTGGTGTCGATGTAGAATACTATGAAGGTAAAGTTTTTACCCATGATGAAATTGAAATCAAAATCAGAGGAAGATCGTTCTTCCCTTAACTCATACATAGTAGGTATGAGTGATTTGTTTATTGAACATGTTGACTCCGTTCATATCAAGATTCGATGTGAACGAAGTATATCCAAGGAACTTTCGGACTTTTTCACGTTCAAAGTTCCGGGTTATAAATTCATGCCCCAATACCGTAACCGGATGTGGGACGGCACTATCAAATTATATAACGTCTTCGATCAAACTCTATACAAGGGTTTGTTGTCTTATGTTGTCAAGTTCGCAGAAGATCGTCAGTATTCATACTCGTTGGATATACCCAAGAAAAAAGGCAAACGAAAAACATCCGACGAAACGAAAAAGTATATAAACGACTTTCTGAAACCACATGCAAATGGCGAGGCAATCGAAGCACATGATCATCAGGTTGATGCGGTAACACACGCAATGAATTCTGATAGGTGTCTTCTTCTGTCTCCTACTGCCTCTGGTAAGAGTTTGATTATCTATTCTTTGATTCGTTACTACATGGACATCATCCCAGAAGATAAGAAACTTCTGATCATTGTCCCTACGACATCATTGGTTTCTCAAATGTTGTCAGATTTTTCAGATTATTCTAAAATTAATAAATGGAATGCTAAAAAGAACTGCCATGCCATCTTTGCTGGCAGAGACAAGAACACAGACAAGCGTGTTGTTGTGTCTACATGGCAAAGCATATACAAGCAACCGAAAGAATACTTCGATCAGTTCGGTGCTGTGTTCGGAGATGAGTGTCACTTGTTCAAGGCGAAGTCACTCACTACTCTTATGACAAAGTTAACCGACTGTCCATATCGAATCGGGACAACAGGAACTCTTGATGGTACGACAACACACAAACTAGTAATCGAAGGTTTGTTTGGACCGACATACAATGTTATCTCCACAAAGTCATTGATGGATAAGGATCTGGTTTCATCATTGGAGATTGATTCTATTCTTCTGTCTTACTCAGATGAAGAGAAAAAAGAAGCAAAAAAATTAAAGTATCAGGACGAGATGAAATGGTTGGTGTTTAACGAAAAACGAAACAATTTCATTCGTGATATGGCACTTTCACTCAAGGGAAATACTCTTGTTCTGTTTCAATTCGTAGATAACCACGGGAAATACCTACATAGTATATTAGAGAAGAAGAATCCAGACCGTAAAATCTTCTTTGTTCATGGAGGCACAGATGTTGAAACCAGAGAACAGATTCGGAAAATTACAGAGAAAGAAAACGACGCTATAATTGTGGCGTCTTATGGTACGTTTAGTACGGGAATTTCTATTCGCAAACTACATAATATCATTTTCGCATCCCCATCGAAAAGCAGAATTCGAGTTTTACAAAGTATAGGAAGGCAGTTAAGGAAGTCAGACGATAAGAAAACGGCACACCTATATGACATTGGAGATGATCTAAGTTGGAAGTCATATAAAAATCATACTCTAAGGCACTTTATAGAACGAATTAAGATTTACAAGTCTGAGCAATTTAAAGTTCGACAAGTAAATATTAAAATTTAGGAGGAGAGATAGAATGACACCCTACCGAATTTTAAAATTAAGAAGCGGCGATGATATCATCACCCGCATCAAAGGCAAAGCAGGAGGAAAACTGCTCATCGAACGCCCTATGCAAATGAAAGTGACAACACAAATAACTCAGGAAGGAATGCGGCGAGATGTTCTTATTCTGAGAGATTGGTTGGATCATACAAATGAATCCAACACCAAAATCCCAGAGGATTGGGTTGCAACCTTTTTAACCCCAGATACACCAACGGTCGATCTATACCTCAAACAAAAAGAGGCAGACGATTTGGATCCACCATACGATAACCTAGCAGGTCTGCCGGAGGTATCAAAACCACAAGCAACTCCACCAAAGAATATTGCCGAAGAAAATATGATACGCGATGCTCTCACTCAAAAAATGATGGAGCAGCAACGGTTTCAGGATTTCATTCAAATGAATATGGCCATCCCGCCGCAAGTTTTCATGCAAATGCTAAACCAAGGCCTACTCGGTGAACCCGAGGACATCGACGAAGAGGTCGAAGATGACGACGACTGGTTCAACAACAACGATAGGTTTAAGGATTGGCCAGATGAAGATAAGTTTTAATATACCTTTCTGAAACCTGGCACAGATGATTGTAACTAGGTATTGAAAACCTGTCAAGAAAAAAATTAATTATTTCTTTGACAAAGTGAGAAACATAGACTATAGTATTAACAAGGACAAGGAAGTACATCATGGCAAAGAAGAAAAAAGCAAACCATTACATCGACAACAAAGAATTTTTCGGTGTGATGTGTGAATGGAAAGAAGAGATCAAGGCAGCAGAAGATGCTGGCGAACCGAAACCAGTCATCCCCGACTATGTGGGTGAGTGTTTTTTGAAGATCGCAGAACACCTTTCATACAAACCAAACTTTATCAATTATCCTTTTAAGGATGATATGATTGGTGACGGCATCGAAAACTGTGTAATGTATGCAAGCAACTTCGATCCAGAGAAGTCAACAAACCCGTTCTCATACTTCACTCAGATAATCTATTTTGCATTTCTCCGAAGAATTCAGAAAGAGAAGAAGCAGAATTATATCAAGTATAAGGCAACAATTGAGGCAGATGACTTCGGCGAGTTTAGGAAGTGGTTCAAGAATAATTACTTCGATGAAGATAAGAAGTATACGGATATTTTTGATATCACTGAAAATGATTTGGTGAAGTTCGAACCAAAGAAGAAGACTAAAAGGAAAAAGTCTGAATGAAAATTGCGTTGATTAATGATACTCACTTTGGAGTTCGCAATGACTCCACTACTTTCGCAGAGTACATAAACAAGTTCTTTGACGAGATATTTTTTCCGTATTGCAAAGAACACAATATTACAGAGGTAATTCACTTGGGTGATCTTATGGATCGTCGCAAGTTTGTTAACTTCAGTACGCTGTCTCAGGTTCGCAAAAACTTCATGGAACCTATGAGAGAGAATGGATTGAATGTCAATTGTATTATTGGCAACCATGATACTTACTTTAAGAATACGAACGATCTAAATTCACCGAAAGAATTGTTTGGTGACAGGTATGACAATTTCCACCTTCACGAATCGCCTGTTGAGGTGGATTACGACGGCACATTAATTGCCCTTGTTCCTTGGATAAACAAAAGGAATCGAGAAGATGTGTTGTCGTTTCTTAAGAATACGAAGGCATCTATCGTAGGTGGTCATTTTGAATTGAATGGTTATGAAGTGATGCGTGGTGTAAAGTTTGATGGGGGAATGGATGATGATCCACTCAAAAGATTTGAGATGGTTCTCTCTGGTCACTTCCACGGAAAGCACAGCCAGAACAATGTTCATTACCTTGGTACACAGTATCAAATTACCTTCTCGGATCTCAAAGAGAAGAAGGGGTTTCATGTTCTCGATACAGAAACAAGAGCAATTGAGTTTGTTGAGAACCCAAACAAACTATTTCACTTCTTGTACTATGATGATTCAAAGACCGATTATGACGAGATCATAAACAAGATGGACTTTAATGATTTCAAGAATACCTATGTCAAGATTTTTGTTATCAATAAAACTAAACCTTATACGTTTGACAAACTGTGTGATAAGTTCTATGATACACAAGTACAGAACTTGACCATAGTCGAAGACTATGGGGAAGAAATTGAAGAAGAAGAAGTTGTTGACATGACGAAAGACACAATAACTCTTATATATAATGAAGTTGACACACTTGAAAATGTCAACACAGGTAAGATTAAAGAATTAATTCGTTCAGTGTATATGGAGGCACTTTCACAATGAGTGATAATAAAAAAAAGCGAAGTCGTGGTTTGGGTGATACCGTAAAAAAGGCAATTGAAGTGACTACCTTTGGATTAGTTAAGCAGAAACCGGGATGTGGTTGCCAAGGACGACAGGCATGGTTAAACAAGAAGTTTCCATATAAGTGGTTCCGAGAAGCAATGAAAGTCTCGCAAGAGGCAAAAGCAAAGCAACAGGCCGGAGAAAACGAAACCATCAAGGCACATTTTGCAGCAGCAACGGAGGAACTTTTGACACCAGAACAAAAGAAACTACGAGAAGAATTAATGAAACAGAGATTACACCGTGCATCAAAAGGAACCCCTGCACGAAATGGATCTGAACCAGAGAAGAAGTGTGCGCCGTGTGAGGCGGCCAGACTAGAGCGAGAGCGTCTCGCTGCAATAGAAAAGAATCAACCAGATACCACGGAGAGTTGATCAGGAATGATTTTATTTGATTATGTTCGGTTCAAAAACTTTGGATCGTTTGGTAACTATCTTACCACCATCGATTTAAAAAATAAGAAAACTACATTAGTTTCAGGCAACAACGGAAACGGTAAATCGTTCGCGTTGCTTGATTCTATTACCTTTGCATTGTTTGGAAAACCTTTTCGAAAGATCAACCTTCCTCAGTTAGTCAATAGTATTAACCAGAAGGATTGTTACGTCGAGGTTCAATTTACAATTGGTAAGTCTGAGTATAAAGTGTGTCGCGGTATTGCTCCGAAGTTATTCGAAATATATCACGACGGTAAACTACTTGATCAAGACTCAAAAGCAAAGGACTACCAACGAATGCTTGAAGAACAGATCTTGAAAATGAACTACAAGTCATTTACTCAGGTTGTGATTCTTGGTTCTTCATCTTTCATTCCCTTTATGCAGTTGTCTGCGGCCGATCGTCGTGATGTGATTGAGGATATCCTTGACATTAATATTTTCTCCATAATGAATACATTGATCAAGGGTAAGATCTCCACAAATAAAGACGAGACAAAAGATCTTAAATATCAAATGACTTTGACATCCGATCGTATATCTCAACAAGAAAAGTTCATTCAAACAATCGAGGATAAATCAGACTCATCTATCAAAAAGTGCGAAGATGAACTGAAAGAAACTCAGTCACAGATAGCACTGTCACAAGAGGCAGTCAAAGGTATTCAGGATACTGTAGATGAACTCCTAGAGAATTGTGATTCCAGTGATACGTTGACAGGAGAAATCCGAAAACTAGATAATCTTTCTAGTCAGATGGAAAAGAATATTAAGAGACTTGAAAAGGAAATCACCTTCTATACAGATAACGATAACTGTCCAACGTGTGGTCAAGAGATAAACGAAGAACACAAGACAACATGTGTCTCTGGTAAGAAAGAAAAGATCGATGAGATTGCTGAGGGTATCGTTACACTTGCTGATCAATTGAAAACTAAAGAGTCAGTTCTTTCAGAAACACAACAGATCATGAAGACAGTGGGTAAACTACAGAATGATGTGTCACAGGAAACCCATTCACAAAACTCTCTGATGAAGTATGCCAGCAAACTACAGAAAGACATTACCGAGATCATGACGGAGCGTGGTAATCTTGTAGAAGAAAGGGAACGTCTAGAAGAACTGCGACAAAAGACTTCAGATTTCAAAACACAAATTGATGAGGCAACTAAAGAGTTGTATAATTTATCTGTTGTTCTTGATCTCCTGAAGGACAAGGGAATCAAAGCAAAGATCATTAAGTATTACCTTCCGATCATGAACAAACTGATCAACAAGTATCTTACTGCCATGGACTTCTTTGTTAAGTTTACATTAGATGAAAACTTCAATGAGACAATCAAGAGTCGGCACAGAGATGAGTTCAGTTACATGAGTTTCAGTGAGGGCGAAAAGATGCGGATTGATCTTGCACTTCTTCTGGCGTGGAGAGAAGTTGCCAGAATGAAGAACAGTGCAAACACAAACCTTCTAATTCTAGACGAAGTGTTTGATTCATCTCTGGACGCCGGCGGAACCGAAGAGTTCATTAAGTTACTGCATGAACTAGGCAAGAACTGCAACATCTTTGTGATCAGTCACAAGTCTGATCAGTTGGTGGACAAGTTCCCGGATGCCATGACCTTTGTAAAGAAGAACAACTTTAGTAAGATGGTGTGATATGTTATTCCAAGAAACAATTGATGACTACCTTCCTCTGATTGGTGATTGGCAAGACACGTTGCCCGATCCCGTGATTGAGGAACACGAAGGTATACAAGTTGTTCGTGATGACCTACTTGGTGGTGGATCGAAGATGCGATTCGCCGATTACTTAATTAAATCTAACGAGGAGATCGAAGAATGGGTATATGGGAGTTCTCCGGCAACTGGGTACGCACAGATTTCTCTTGCTTCCTTATGCCGCAGATATGGTAAAAAGGCAGTAGTTTTCATGGCCGAAAGGGCATGGGATAAACTTCATGATTATCAGTTGCAAGCAATACATGAAGGTGCTATAATGAAATGGATACCCAACGGGATGTTGAGTGTCACAGAAAAGAGAGCAAGAGATTATGTTGCAGAAGATAGAAACCGCCGTGCATTACTCCCTATTGGTTTTGACCATCCTACTGTTGTCGCTTCCATCATTAGGGTTGCTTTACGGTGCGATGTTCGACCAAACGAAGTATGGACAGTCGGTTCATCAGGAACCCTTACGCGAGGACTCCAACTCGCTTGGCCAGATGCAGACTTTCATTGTGTTACCGTTGGACACAAAGGAAATTACGGAAGAGCAAAGACGTACAAGTGCGAGATTGCTTTTAATAAACCCGCAAAGGTGATACCACCTTTTCCATCAGCGATTACCTATGACGCTAAGGCATGGCAGTTCATCAAAGAACATGCTAGTCCCGGCGCACTTTTTTGGAATGTTGGAGCATGAAACCCTTTTACGAAAAAAATACAGCAGTCGTTGAATCAGAAATGAATGTTCTGTTTGAAGATCTTTTGTCGATGACACCCGACGAGTTCCGTGTGTGGGTAGGTGAGATGAGGAAAACTATTCTCAAATCATGGGATGAAACCGGCAGTCCGCCTCGTATGGGTAAGACCGAAGATGTCATCATCGACAACTGGAACAAACTTGCTGAGTATCCTGTACACACATTTACAAAGACAGATGAACTGTCTGATGTTGAAGACGACGTGATTGTAAACAAGTCACGCATGGGTGTCGAGGTAGATCAGTTCTTCTCTAATATGATGAAGACCAGAATCAACTACAGTGATAGTGATAATGGGTACTCGATTTATGATCTGTTTGCCGACGACACAAAGTTCGAGAGGATTTACAAAGGTGCGTTGCGACACCTTCGCCGTGACTCTTTCTACAATCATGCACTCTCTGCTATCAAGTTTAGTACGAAGTATTCCGTGGTTGATGTTCCTGATGCCATGTCTTGGATGAAAGCGTTCTTTACTAGTCCGGAAGTGTTCGAGGGATATGACTTCCTTCTGGAGCAGGTGAAGATCCGTGAGGGACTTAACAGTGGTTACTTTCAAATCCAACAGACAGACATCCTCCAATTAACAAAAGAGCAGTTGGAGAAGTGGATCCCCAAACTTTCGTATCGTCACCACTCGACGTTTGATATCGAGAATCTTCCTGACGATAAGTTGTACGCAATTCGTATTTACAAGAAGGGTAATCGTGTCTTCCCAGCAGGACTGAAGTCTTTCAGGATTGGGTACATCCAACCTGCCGTCAACTTCCCGCCGATGACAGCGAAGTATTTGTATGAAAGATACACCGAACACATCAAAGATCAAGAGACGATCAATGTTTACGATCCTTCTTCTGGATGGGGTGGTCGTATCCTTGGCGCTATGTCCGTGCGTGATGATCGGAATATTCATTATGTTGGAACCGACCCCAACCCTGATAACATTTTTTCCGATAGTGGTCTTAGTAAGTATCAACATATTGCTGATTTTTACAATGCCAAAACTTACCGAGGTAATCCATTCTTTTCTCAGACGAATACTTACGAGATCTTCTCGGAAGGATCTGAAGTAGTTCATATTCATCCCGACTTTAGAAAGTATAAAGGCAAGTTGGATATGATCTTCACTTCGCCGCCATACTTTAATCGTGAAGCATATAGTGAGGATGAGAACCAGTCATACAAAAAGTACGGTAGTTCGTATGACTCATGGAGGCATGGTTTCCTTGCACCGACACTTGAGACTTGTGCCGAATACCTGCGACCGGGCAGATACCTCTTGTGGAATATTGCCGATGTGTTGATCAAAGGCAATTACCTACCACTCGAACAAGACTCAAAAGATATTCTAGAATCGTTTGGTTTGGTCTATAAATACAGGTTGAAGATGGCATTGGAATCTATGCCGGGACAGAACCGGATAGGCGAGGACGGATTGCCTAAGTGTAAGAACTATTGTAAGGTAGACGGTAAGTTCCTCAAGTATGAACCGATTATGGTTTTTTACAAACCAGAATAAACTACTTGACAACACACCGATCATGGGTTATAATAATAGCATGTCAAAGCGAAAAAAGAAAACCAAGAAGAAGATCGTGAAAAAGGCAACCAAGAAGACATGGGACAACGGTGATAATCCAATCGGATTGAATCTGGTGTCTCCTATGTCATATGAATCTTACATGAAAACGGCACTAGAGACCTTCTCTAAGAGATTTCAGATTCGGACCTACAAACTTGCACCGGCAGAAGATTACCCCCAGTTCATTAGGGGCAAAGATCTCCGCGTTCAGATTTGGTTTGATAAGAAGTATCTTGGATATGAATTCTTGATCGAGATTCCTTTCTGGGTACAGACAAACCGCAACAAGGAAGACCGTAACTTCATGCGAATGGCGGCAAATGTCCACCTGAAGTATATCCATCAACAGGTTGAGAAAGCGAAGGCAAAGTTCAAGAAGAACGAGACATCTACGCCCAAGAAAAAGACTCGTAAGAAAACAACAAAGAAGACCGGTATCACGACTCAAGATGCCTTCGATAAGAATATCGCAAAGAAGACATCTAGTCGCCGGAAGAAAGCAGCAAAAAGAAAATGATTTTGATCGACAACAACCAAGTGATCCTGTCGAGTATCTTTGCTCAAACAAGAGGCAAAAAGGATCTGGACGAGGATCAAGTACGACACATTACTTTAAACATCTACCGTAGTATTCGAAATAAGTTTTATTCCGAGTACGGCGAACTTATTATCTGTCAGGATTCTTCCAACTGCTGGAGGAAGGACATCTTCCCACAATATAAGGCAGGAAGAAAGAAGACACAACAAAAGGATGCCGAAGATTGGAACAAGATCTTTGATGTCCTTGGAAAAATTCGACGAGAGATTAGGGAGACATTCCCATACAAGAACATCTCTATCCAACGATGTGAGGCAGACGATATCATTGCCGTCCTTGCCAAGAAGTACAGTCCAACAGAGAAGGTAGTGATCGTCTCTTCGGACAAGGACTTCAAGCAATTGCAACGATATGATAACATCAAGCAATATTGTCTACGGAAGAAACAGTTTCTTGTTGAGGAAGATCCGCAAAGGTTCTTGTTTGATCATATTATGTACGGAGATTCCTCAGACGGAATCCCCAATGTATTGTCTGCCGACAATGTGTTTGTTGATAGCATCAGGCAACGTCCAATCTCCAAGAAGAAGTTGGAAAAATTGTATAGACAAGAGGAAGATCTTGGTGTAGAATTTGAGAGGAACTGGGACAGAAACTCCCAACTCGTAGATCTAGACAGGATCCCGGAAAAATATGTCACGGAAATTCTTGAGGCGTTCGAAGAATCTCCTATTGGTGCAAGAAGCAATATATTTAACTATTTTGTCAGCAATAAACTGCGTATGCTGATGGAAAACATTCAGGATTTCTGAGGAACTAACTATGCCACGCGGAAACAAGGACAACCATCGTGACGACGAACGCATGATGAAGAATGCAGAGAAGAAGTTTCACAAGACTGTGAAAGCAAAAGCAAAACGGCATGAGGTAAAGAATCTTATGCGTAACATACAACATGGTGATTTAGAATATGACGACTATGACTTTGAAGGAGACGAACGATATGACCACGGCAACTGAGGGAATGAAAGTAAGTGCTGATACACTCACTATCCTCAAAAACTTTTCCACCATCAACTCAAACATCCTGATCAAACCTGGCAGTGTACTCACTACCATTTCACCGATCAAGAACATTATGTCTGAGTGTACGATCGAAGAAGAGTTCGACACAGAGATTGGTATCTGGGATCTGAACAAGTTCCTTGGCACTGTCTCCCTTTTCAAGAGTCCTCGGTTTCACTTCGGTGATACTTCCGTGGTGATCTCGGACGACAGTTCGAGTGCATCTGTGACGTACCACTACAGCGAACCCAAGTTGCTCTCTACCGTAAACAAGAAGGTTGATATGCCAGACAGCGTTCTGTCTATCACAATGTCCACTGATATTCTCAACGAACTTCAGCGAGCATCTTCTGTTCTCGGTGTCAGTGATCTTGCCATCAAGGGTGCGGGCGGCGAAGTTCTTCTCACTGTCCTTGACAAGCAGGACAAGTCCACTAATGACTTCAGTGTTGAAGTCGAAGGTACGTTCGAAGCAGATGCAGAGTTCTGTTTCTTCTTCAAGATGGAGAACCTCAAGATGCTCCCCGGTGAGTACACCGCAAACATTACTGATCGTGGTGTGAGTGAATTCGTTTCTACTACACACGATCTTCGTTATTGGATCGCACTGGAAGCAGATTCTTCCTATAAGGGTAACTGATGGACAATAAAGATTTCTTGTGGGTCGAAAAGTATCGCCCCCAGACAATCAAGGATTGCATTTTGCCAGAGAATGTCAAGGAGACATTCGAAGACATGGTTCGTGTAGGAGAAGCACAGAACCTGTTGCTGTCGGGTGGCGCCGGTTGTGGAAAGACTAGTATTGCAAGGGCCCTTTGTAATGAACTTGGTGCTGAGTATATTCTGATCAACTGTTCAGAAGATGGAAACATCGATACTCTTCGTACCAAGATTCGAAACTTTGCAAGTACGATCTCGTTGAGTGATGCGAAGAAGGTTGTTATTCTAGACGAATTCGACTATTCTAATGCACAGTCTACACAACCGGCGCTACGCGGTTTTATTGAAGAGTTCTCGAAGAACTGTCGGTTCATTCTGACTTGTAACTTCAAGAATCGAATCATCCAACCGCTACACTCCAGATGCACAAACGTGGACTTCAAGATTGCCAAGGCAGATCGTCCTCATTTGGCAATGCAGTTGATGGGCAACATCAAGAAAATTCTTGATGCAGAAGATGTAACATACGACGAGAAGGTTCTTGCTGAACTGATCTCCAAGTATTTCCCTGACTTCCGGCGTATCATTAATGAGTTGCAACGCTACTCGGTTTCTGGTACAATTGATGTCGGTATTCTTGCGAACATTGGTGATGTGCAGATCAAGGATCTGATCTCCTTCATGAAGAAGAAGGAGTTCACCAATGTCCGTAAGTGGGTGATCGACAGTATCGACAATGATCCTGCCGTGATCTTCAGGAAAATCTATGATGGACTGTACGAGCATTTCGCCCCGCAAAGTATTCCTCAAGCAGTCATGGTACTCGCAGACTACCAGTACAAGTCTGCCTTTGTCGCGGATCAGGAGATCAACCTGACTGCTTGCCTAACAGAACTGATGTTGGAGTGTGAATTCAAATGAGTGAAAAGTTTTATCCCGTCAGAGGGAAAGTTGTGATCAAGAGGAATGTAAAAAAGGGAACCACGGATGCTGGAGTTGTTTACACTCCAAGGGAACATCCCAAGTATCTGATTGGTATAGTTTCTTCTATTGGCAATCCGACTGTTTTGTCTAATGGAAAAGAAATGAAACTCGGATACAAGGTGGGTGATTATGTGATGTATGATTACTCGCAGGGTATGGAAGGTTTCGGTGGATTTGATATAGTCCTTCATGATCGAGTTATCGCTGTTGTTGATAAGGACACGGAGATTTCATGACGAAGTTGGGTGACTATCTAAATGCAGTAAACCACACCAAGGTGCCTCTTCTCGACACGGATGATGAATCCATCGAGAAGGGGTACGTCCCTTTCGTTATGAATCGATGTCTATCGTACTTCCCAGACACAATCTTTTATGTGAATGAGATGAATATCAGACCAGATACATCAAAGAAGATGCAGTTTGATTTCTATCTACATTCGTTGAGGAAGAGAAAGCGGTTCAGTAAGTGGTTGAAGAGAGAGAATCCGGATGATCTACAAGCAGTCATGGATTACTTTGAGTATTCTGAAGCGAAGGCCCGAGAAGCACTGAACGTGTTACCAAAGGAAACTGTGTCTGAAATTGTGGACATGATGTCCAAAAGAGAGGGTTAGATCCCATAAAACATACATAAGAAGGATAGAGTGCCTTTTTATGGAGTTTATACAAATGGGACAATCGAATATTGAAGTAAGTGATTTACTCGAAATCACCTTATATGAACCAGATGATTTTTTGAAGATTAAAGAGACGCTCACGCGAATTGGTGTATCGTCCAGAAAAGAAAAGAAGTTATATCAGTCATGCCATATCTTACATAAACGAGGTAAGTATTACATCGTCCACTTCAAAGAACTCTTTGCACTGGACGGCCTGCCAACTGACATAGCAGAAAACGATATCGGAAGAAGAAATACGATTGCTAAATTGCTGGAAGAATGGGAACTATTAGAGATAGTCTTACCTGCCAAAGCAGAGGAACCAGCAGTTCCAATCAGCCAGATAAAGATTCTTCCTTACAAAGAAAAAGGTGATTGGGAACTTTGTCCCAAGTACCATATAGGTCGGACTAAATAGAATAAAAGGATTTATATTATGCGACTACTGATTAAGTTTCCCACCCGT